ACGCTGAAGCGGCGCATCTGGCAATGTCCTAGCATTAGAAACAGTTGAACGCATCCAATTAGGTCTGCCAATACAAGGAATGATGTCGTCATCAATCATCAGCAGCCACTTTGCATCAGTCTCAAGGAACTTTTGCGCGATCTTATTGCGAGAATGATAGATCATCGCATCACCAATCGACATATCGAAGCGAATCTTGTCCTTCCCGAAGTCAAGTGCCATCGCAATCAGAGCAAATGCCGTGACTGGATTGGTAGTTTTGTAACAAGGAAAGCCAACAAAGATGTCTCTGCCTGCAAACTCACAACGATATGAAGGCATACCATCATTGTTGCGGGATTCAATGACAGGATTATTGTATTCTTCCTCATCTTTTACTTCTACCTTTGGCTTCCTTCCACGCTTTTGCGCTTTAGGCTCCTCTGAAACTTCTATTTTCTTCACTTCTGGCTCCTTCTTTTCCACAGGATCATCGTAATGCGAGAAATCCCGCTTCGGGCCTTTAGGAATATGCTGATTTAGAGGCTTGCTTGACCTTCCTTGCCGTGCAAACGGATCAGTTGAATCAAGCGCATTTAATGTAATCTTCTCGTCTGGAGATACTTTTACTTCCATATGTTGTATTTATTATGAAGTTATACAAAAATGTAATAACTTTTGTATAACTATAGTATCGTTTATCAATACTTACCCACCAAGAGCTTCATCAAGACCAAGATCAATAGCGTCAGCGGCATTCATCTTGATACGATCACTCATGCTGGATGGTTTGTTGACGGACTGATTGGAGATCGTTTGCTTTGGCATCTTACTTGATGACTTCAAAGCATTATTCTCAGCAGTCAACTTCTTGACCTGTTCCAGCAATGCGTTCTTTTGCGTTTGCTCTGTGCGTAGTTGGTCTGAAAGCACATGGCTGAATACTGCGGCAGCGGCAACATTTGTGCGATCCTTGGCGGTTGTAGGCCAAAGGGCAGCTTCAAACTTGGTTGCTAGCTCTGCAACGCGAGCATTGTGAGATTGCACTTGCTGAAGTTGCTCTGGAGTAGCATTAGCAGGAACTTCTGCATACCTAGCCCAAGGCAACTCTTTTGTAATGCTATCAAGCTCTTGGTCAATCTCGGTAACAGTCTTCTCATACCATTGACCCTTCTCCTGCTCACGCTCTTGAAGAATCTTGTCAGCGTTTTCAGCGGCATATTGAATTTCGGATTCTTGCTTCTCACGGAGATCAGCAACATCAACGAGATTGCGCTTCAGCTTCTCAGCATCAGTAAATGGCAGGTTTCCGAATGCAGGATTGCGCCAGAACTCGTCATTGATCTTATCTGGGCCACCAGCTTTCTCAATGCTAGCAATGACTTCATCAGATGCTCCGTGCTTACGAAGGATGCCATAGACATTTCCCTTCGCAGTCTCAATCGGTTGCGAATATTTCGACTGGAACTCTGGATCGTTCTTGATGTCGAAAATCTGACGGAACTTCTTTAGTTCTTCGTAGTCTTGCGGCGTTTGGGCTGGGGCTTGCTCAAGCTGCGCGATCCTTTGACGGAGGTTTTCCGCTTCTTCGGCTTGCTTTTTGTAGGTGCTTGCAGTTTCTTGGAGCTTACGCCAGTTACTTTGGTTCTTTTCCGAAAGATTTCGGGGTTGTTCAATAGCCGCGATTTCAGGGTCGATTTCGACTTGGGGTTTCGCTTGCTCCAGTTGTCCAGCGTCAACTTGATCTGGGACATTTCCCTCTTCAGTTTTGGTTTCCAAAACAGGCTCCACATCATTTTGAAGTAGATTTTGTTCAGGAACATCACTATTGCTTGTTTCAATTTCATTGCTTGGTTCTTCTTGTTGTTTAATTACCTCATCAAGCAAATTATCAATTTGCTGCTCTGTAGAGTCATCAATCTTGTCCGAATCAAGTGATGGGTTTCCGAATCCAGTAACATCGGATTCGACAATGTTTTCGTCGGTATCTGCCATATTTATTTTTTGGTTGGTTGGTTGGTTGATTGATTTATTAGATAAATAATTTTATCTAAAATTTATTTCTTACGCATGGATTTTGCACCTTTGCATTTCCACTTCTTGCGTGAAAGATTGTTTGGTGAATTAGGGTCTTTCTTCCAATCACCTTTAATCTTCAATGAACGAGCGCAATAGGCATCGCCTTTTTTTGTGCCGGGACGAATACGATCCTTGCCATCTGCTGCTTTCCCTGCCTGCCCATACTTAACTGTGCGAGTGCGGCCAGTTGCTTTATTAACCACGATCTTTGTAAACCGCTTTTTAATCGTTGCCATAATTACATCGTTGTGAAGCCGCCATTAGAGGCATCGTCTTCATTTGTCTTGGAAGAAATAATACTATCAATTTCTTTCAAAACTCTTTCATATCCCTCTTTGTATTTTGCCTGCAAAGCAACCTCTTCGATTGTCTTGCCATCACAAAGCGGAACCATTGATTGCAAATATGCTCGTAGCTTATAGCCACTCTTTTGTGAGTAGTCTCTAAACTTGGCAGAGTCTTCACCCGTCCAATTCATTTATTATTTATTTTTTGTATTATCAACAGTCGCGGCAGGAGAGGCATCGCGTCCAGTAAAGTTCTGGCTCAATGCTCCCTTAGCGGAATTGTAAAGATCACGAGCAAGACTGCGAAGCATCTCTTGATCGTTAGCATTAGCTTTCTGAGAATAGAATTTATCGTATGCTTGAGGCTCGTAAGGAGTATCAAGTTTAGCAGGTTGGCTAGGCATAGCCGCGCCAGCTTCATTCTTTCGCATTTCTGTAGGTGATCCGCCCATATTTTTATTAGTTATATGTTATTTTGTTATTGTGCAAATGTTTTATCCTGCCGTTGGAGGTTTCGGAGGGTTAGCTACATCATTAACCATTCCAAATTGTGTAGGAACTTCGCCTTCAAGTTTTCCAAACTCGCGTGATTGACCAAGTGCAATACGGCCAGTGCGTCCGCCTGCGGCTGGAGATGGTGCGCCACCTGCGGCTGCTGGCATTAAGTCTGGTGGAGGAGGAACGCCATATCCTGCGGTAAGATGACTGAATGCTTGCTCTGCGGCAGAACGAAACTCTGCCAATTGTTTATTATCTGCTCCCTTGGCTTGAGCTTGCATGATGTGTCCCATGAAATGCTCCAATGCTTTGTTCAGCGGTTGAACCATCTCTGGAGGCAATGAACCAGCAGGCGCGTTTTCAATAAGCGGCATTAGCTTTTGAGCCATGACGCTCAAGTGAACCATGTCATTATCTCGCGGAGAGACTGGAACCTCTTGACCAGCGATGATGCTCTGAAGCTCGATGATCTGCTGGCGGGTTGCTTCGATAGCCAGAGACTCAACTTGGTCTTTCGGAAGAATTACACTATTCGCAATACTCTCACCAAGTTTACGGCTCCAATCCAACTTGAGCAATTCGTCTTGATTAACATTGGGATTGCCCATGTATCGTTGGATCATCATGTCAAGAATCTGATCGTTCTGAGCTTGGGTATCTGGCAACAACTCTTCAGCAGGACTGTATGCCATGAGAAGAATATCCGAAGGAGGAAGATTGCGCTCAAGCATATTCAGAACGCATGAAATCGCTTCCTCATCCAAATGATCTGGAACTTGGAATGGAACCATGAACGATGGCAATTCCATGACGCTACGATCAAACGCATCGACAACATCAGCCCTAGCCCAAACAGCATTAGGAACCATCTGGCGAGCGATGTCTAGCTTGGTCTTCAACTCAGCGGCAGCTTTGATATGCTCTGGATGGCAGATGCCTCGTTGCATACGCTCAACTGCTTTGCTGTATTGCTTGGTAAACCGCATCAAGATTCCTTCGCGGATTTGATTCTCGATTGCGGCCACCCTGTTAATTTCAGAAGCGGTAACTTTCTGGTCACGCACTCCAAGAGCAGAGCTTGGAAGGAATGTGCCAATCTGAATTTCAGCAAGACCAGAGATGAAGCGATCCAAGTTCAAGAAGTCTTGGACATTCGCTGGCATATTCTGCGGAATCACATCATATCCTTCCGCGATATAAGCGACAGGATGATGGACAGTCAGCGGAGTAGCACCAGCCTTGGCATTCGGGCCTTTCTTGAGTAGCAACATTCCAGATAGATAGGAATTATCAACAACAAGGTTGCGAGCCTTCTCAACAGCAATATGTGTATTGTAAAGGTCGCGCCCAGCACCACGGGAACTCATCAATGCACCACTACCAATCTCAACAGAAAACAACGCGAGGCATTCGCTCATTTTGCTGTAACGATCAATCTGTGTGCAAATCTCGTCGCCAGATTTGTCATCAAAAAGGAAACGGCTAATCTTGCCATTTGGCTCACGAACCAAAAGCTCACCTAGTTCGACATACTTCGCATCGTTTTCGTAGCTTGCTCCGTAGCTTCCTTCACGAATCCAATCCTCGTATCGGCGAGCATCGTCATCAGCATCAAGCGTGCGTCCAGCGGGGATAGCGTTATTGATTGCTTTAACGAGATTCTTGATGTGCCAACCAGCCATTGCGGACATCTGCGGGTCTTCAAGAACTGGCAACAACTCTGCGATTTGATAGCGGCGTTTCCGCGCCCAGATTGGAGTTGCTTCGGTTTCTTGTGGAGTCTCGATAGAAAAGAATGTGTAGTCTTGGCGAAGGAACTCTGGCTTCCAATCACGAAGATCATCCCAGCACAATGCACAGAATCCGAATGTGGTATTCTCGTGAACAACTTGAGCAACGATGTCGTCATGTCCCTTCCAGCCACGGATACATTTTGTAATCTCTTCTCGGAAAACCTTGGTCTTATTTTCAGAATCAACTCCCTCAACAGGAAACTTTGTGTATGTCAGCGTAGGAGCTTGCTCAATGACTTGCTTAAATGGAGGCTGGATACGGCTAACCATCGTGGATAAGAATCCTGTCGGACGATTACTGCGCCAGTTTTGCCCCATGCTTTCGAGCTTCTTCGCGCTATATGGAGGCTCATTGTTGAGCTTCTTTTGAATCAGTTGATTCTTGCGGTTACGCTCAACATTCTGTTGCTTTAGGCGACGATAGGCAGAGTGAGCTTGAGCAGCATCTTTGAATGTGCGACGAACTTGTAGCGTCTTTGGATCAACAGTATCTCCATTGCTAGTAGGAGAAGGATCAACAACATCAAGGTTTAGCGTCCTTGGTTTGCTTTGATCTGAAATGCGCGGAGCCTTGTTAGCGTAAGTATCGGTAACAATTGCGGGTAGCGGTTTTAAAACATCTGCCATAATTATTTATTATTCAACCAGCAAAATTCTGGCAAATCATTTGATTCGGATAGCTTGTCTTTGTCAAAGAAAATCGCAGTTCGGTTATCATGTCGCAATAATTTACATCCACCTAGAACTTGTGATGATTTTGTATCCCTAGCATTTCGGATACTTGCACAGATACGATCCGTTGCCGCAATGCAAGAAGAACATCCCCCACGCCAGTTCACATTATTTGGACATTGCCTGCAAATCTTAGCTCGTTGTTCAGCCAAGTCATCGCTAACAAGTTGAGTTCTTTCGTTGGAATGCAAGATGTTCCTAGCCCAAGTGGATATGTCATTCATCAACTCACTTCGACCTGTAGGACTCGTTACACTCGTTACAACAACCATGTCCACTCCATGGCAAAAATGCGGCCAATTACCACAGATATAATTAGTTACATCTCCCTCAACATCACCTAACGGAATATGGTTTTCTGCACGATAATTCGTTACATTTTCCAGTAGGTTTTTGTAACTGCTGCCAGTAATCTTAACATCACTCTCCATGTAGTGATGTCCTCCGGGCGGAATTAGTCCTTCGATTGGTTTAGGCATAGATTATTCTGAAAAATCTACATACTCCATTTTTTCGATACCTTGCAAGGCTTTTGTTCTTGTTGGCAACTCTGGCTTTGCATCTGTCATCGTCGCAATTGCACCTCCTCGTTGTCTCAAAAGAAACACAAGTAATGAAAGCGAATCCAATGCGTCTGGCGAATGTTGCCGTGTGCGCTTGCAGTAATCGCCTTTACTTTCCACACGAACAAGACCTTGACCCTTTTGCTTGTATCGTCTCGCAGTAGCTTGGCGCACCAACTCTTCGCTACGGAACCCCGGCGATATTTTCAGATACTCAAACTCAAGATATTTCGCTAGACCGAAAATCAATTCAGTCACAACACCAGAATAAAGTTCCGATGCTGGCAAGGAATCGTCGCCAAGAATATGAGTATCCGTAGCGGCAGTTGAATAATTTACTCCAAGCACATCTCCCCATACAGAGCAAAGCGAGTCATGGATGCCTGCGCCATTACCTGTTCGGTCAACGCATACCCAGTTCGGAGCAATACGCATATTCTTACAGAACTTGATAATGTTATTGGCTTGCTCCAATGTCGCGGCCTTTGGAAATGGAATCTGTGAGTCAAGTTGTAAGACAACCTTTGGCTTCTTGTAATCAACAAATCTACCACTCATTGGCGTATAGCCGTCAGAGAGCCCAAATCTGCCGTAAGAACAGATTACTTGGTCATTGCCTTCCAAAGCCAAATCGAACGCACACAGAGGCACTACAGGCCCAATAAAGCGGGTAATTCCCATGGCATTGTCCATCATTGCTGGCGTCATTATCGCCATGGACACACCTTCCTGCGGGAACCAACCCCTAGCCATGGTATAATATTCCGCTGTCTTTCCTTTGGATTCGTAGGCTTGATAGCCTTCGTGAGTCTGAAGGCCGGGGAACACGATCTTCTTCTCAATCACATTCTCGCACCTAGCGGCATCCAATCGCAATATATGCCAGCCATCACGACTCTTCCATTCCAAGTCATCCTCGCAGTCAATCGAACCCCAGCCTGATGTTGGCTCACAACGCTTGCCAAACTCGCTAGTCCTATCTTTCGGGTTACTTGCCGCAAATATCTTGATTCGTCCTTTTGCTCCTTCTGTATCCGCCGCTGACAAGATGTTCTGCAAGCCTTCCCACACTCCAGCAGGGACTTCTTCCGCTTCGTCCAGCACAACATGAGTCCTAGACATCCTGCCCCATTTCGGATGTGGCTTGCCCGCTCTTGGGCTAGGGTGGAAACCACGGAGAGTTCCAGTTCCGCTATCGCCCCTTGGAACAGCAACTAGGTGAATGCCATTCTTATTGTCACTATTAGCTTGGATACTTTTTACAAGTGTCTCACTGCCTTCAAATTCTGGCTTAACTAATGCAGTAGTATAGAACTTCTTAATAGCTGCAAATACATTTCGTTGTGCGTGTTCTGCTGTTAATGACACAACTTTAATACAAGTATAGTGAGGATCACGCATCCAATCCAACAAGAACCAAGCCGCCGCACCGAATGTTTTGCCCATTGCACCTGCACCTTGGATTAGCAACTTGTCGTGATCGAACAAGCATCTCCATGTGTTTTGACTCGACATTGGTCGCCAATCATAGACTTGTGGCCCCCAGAGAATAGTAGCGGCAGCTTCAAACTGGTCTGCATCCAGCAAGCTCTGGACATAAGACTGCACAACTTCTTTTGACTTCGGAATGTCCAACTCGACCTTACCTTTAACAATACCTGCGTTAAGAATGATATGCTTTGCCGCATAGACAATTCCTACATCTTCATCCTTGTCAGCCTCTTCCCGAATTTCCTCGGCTAACTTGATAACCCTATTGACGCTTCCGCCAATCATGTAAGCTCTGGCAAATTCCTTTCGCGCTTAAATCGAAGCAACACATTCCAAACTTGTTCCAGTGTATCGGAGCAACCCTTAACTCTACGATTCACTTGCTTTCCATCATCGTCGTAGCTTTCAACATTAAACTCCTTAAACTCTCCAGTATCATATCGCAACTTGCGTCTAATTTCTTCTTCCAAGTCGTTAATAACTAGCAACGCATCCAATCCATGGAGAGCATAGGCATGATCATCTTGGTCTTCGGGTAAATTAAATTCTAATATAGCTTTCATTTTATACCCCAGAAATATAAGTCATGTGATTGGTTGTTTGTATTAAATTCAAATTGTGAAAACATTTTTTCTATTGGAAGATTATTTCTAACAATGCCTTCATTCAAATTCATATAGTAATCGTTTGTAAATGGAGATGCCCAACCATCGGTTCTTGATGTTCCATGCTCTGCTCTACCATCGCAGGCGCAGGTAAACAAATAAAGTCCTCCACTCTTTAGGTGAAACCAAGTATTGAAGATTGTCGCTACCCAGAATTTGTCATGCTCAAAGCATTCTGTCGAAATCACAACATCAAATTCTTTTTCGCTTTTAAAGAAATTACCAGAACACACAATATCAACATTGCGTCCCTCGCCAATATCAATTCCTAAATAATCGCAATTGTCGAACAGGTATCTGTTATTTCCATTGATGTCCATCGAGCCTATATCCAAAACACTACCTGAAAACAAATGTGGGAATCTATTTTTAACTGATTTGCAATACTCTTGTTGAGCGTGATGGGCCATATTTATTTTATTTCTATAACAGAATCGTAATTTGAGAATTTAATTACTTCACTCTTGTATTTTTGGCTATCTTCAATGCTTAACTCAATGTCATTGAATATAGTATAATTGTTACTATTGATTGCCGCGCCTATATCACAGCACTTATTTCTTTGGTTCAAATCTGGTTTATATCCATTTCTTTTTAACTCAATGAAATCATTATCAGTATTTAATGGTATGTAAAACAAGTTCTTAACCATTGGATACCTATATTTATTCCACCAATAATTTTGAGCGCACCAATACTCTGCATGATACCTGTTGCTCGTATCCATTTTCATTGGATTCATCAACCCACGAATATATTCACTCCTAAACCAAAAGCAGTTTCCCTTGAAGTGCCTATACCACATTGAACCAACCAAGTCCACGCCTTTGCTCAAATGCTCTAGGCATAGCTCCATGTTATCAACCAATCCATAAAGCATATATTCCAACCAAGCTAATCCATTCTGGAACTCCTCTTCGTTAGTCTTACTTGCCCCCTTGCAATGCAAATACAACCCAAAGAACTCCTCGTTCTGGCTATCATCCCATATCCTCTTCAATGCTGGATATTCAAATTGACTGCTACTGGAATTAATAACAATCACATCGCTCCAATGCTTGTCCAGCTTTCCTTTTAAATAATCAAATGACCTGTCAACATTCGGCAAGTCTTCGTTCCTCCCAATGTAAATTTTAATATTCATATTTATTCATGTAAAAAAACACCAAGCAGTAAACCATTACTCCAATAACAATGTAATTCATGGATAATTCTTTATTGAGGAAAACAAGCCATTTCCTTCAGCATACCAGCCTTTGCCTTCGTAGACATCAAGCACATCGTTAAAATATTTCTCATACATCGGCGCAACTTTCTCCAGACTGAAGTTCATGCCCCACTTTCTGCAATCTTTGGGGTCAATCTCATCAATATTATTGATCGCATCTACAAAGTCACCCATCGTCCTGCATCGGAATCCTGTGATGCCATGAAGGTTGTTTTCTGTAAAGCTACCCCAGTCTGTCGTAATCGTTGGCGTTCCACATAGCAAATTCTCAACCTGAACCCCTCCGAATGGTTCAATATATTGCGAAGGAACGAACGAAGCCTTGGCGTTAGCCATTAGCTCCTTTCTCTTTTCCACATCAGCATAGCCAACATATTCCACATGGTCGGGCAATTTATACCCTTCTTCTTTCTGACCAGCTATTACCAGCTTCACCCCTGCTTTCTCCGTAGCTTGAATCGCTATATCAACACCCTTTCCGCTGTAAACTCTGCCCAGATACAGAAAGTAATCCTCTTTCTTTGGGTTAAACTCGAAATCTTCGACATCGAAGTAATTCGGGATCACGACATCATACCAGTCTTGCCGACAATTTCCAACAGCCTGCAAGCCGTAATAAGCATGGTAAATCGCGTAACTCTCCCAGATTTTCCACCTTGCCCAATGTCCTCCCGCATACCCAATGCCCGGCTCAACGCAAATCATGTCTTGATGCGCGTCACAAATCGGCCTCACTCCACTACCCCAGAAAGGCAAAATAAAATCATGCTTCAATTTCCTTTTCCCTACTTCCTCAATCGCATTCTTGAAAAAGGTCTGATATGCGTGATCCTGCATATTGAACTTGAAAAATGTCTTTCTCCAATCATGCGAACCATAGCTTTTCTGGAAGTCATCGTTTGTCAAAACTGGTACATTCTCCGTGCAGATTAAATCCGAATCCTCATGGCCGTAGTGAATGACTTCATGGCCTCGCTCGACCATCATCTTGCCAAACTTTACAACCTTTTGAGTATATGCACAAGCATTGAACTCTTTCGATGTTACTGTGTGTGGAAGCGAAAGTGCGTGGAATCTCATTTAATTCTTTCTATAAATTGTTTTAAGTCGCCAATATAATTCTTATTTCCTATGTGTCCGCAAGTCATTTTTGGATCAAGCCAAATATCAAAGCCCAATCTCTTCAACTTCTTGCACAATAAAATATCCTCAGAATAAAAATCTCCGTCAATTACCCCACACTCAAACACATTCCGACACTCTTTCCCGTGATGAGTAAAAACCTCACTCGATAAATAAATAGAATCAACTGCCCTCTTCGACATCTTCAAAAATGCCGTTCCAATCCCTTCGCATTTCATCAACCCATTTTCATGCAAAGTAAAGTCGGAAATCTTTACCGCATATGTTTCTTCTAGGTCTGTCTTCTTCCTTGCCGTTCCTGCAACAATATCCTCCTCACGGCTAATCAACTCTAAAATCCAACTGGGATTCCATTGCATATCAGCATCAATCCATATCATATCAACACCAGCATCAAACGCAATCTTCATCAAATCATTCCTTGCAATCTGCAAAATCGACTCATTACCTAAAAACACTGGGCAAATCTCAATCCCGTTCGCTCCACAAAGTTTGATCGTGTCACATAAAGACAACGCATATTCCAGACAAACCTTGCCGTCATTGCACGGCGTGGCAATCATCACTTTTTTCTGTGTCATAGCTCTGAAATACTGAAAACTTCGGGCCTCCCGCACACTTCCGTTGCCACATAGCTAGGTTCTGGCAATTCTCCGTTGCTGATCATAATCTGAACCATTTCATGAGCATCTGATTCACTCTCTGCTTCAATTATAAATTCCTGCACGATGTTCGCAGGCTGCTGTGTTTGCACTATGTATTTATTCATTTTTTAAAATCTTCTCCCCTTCTGTATACCCTCCCCGATAAATCTCAACTCCATTTTCTTTCACGACAAACATTGATGGCTTTGTTGAATGATCCCAATGTGATGAAAATCGTTTCTCCTGCATCCTCACTAACTTTATTCCAAAGTCTTGCGCTAGTGAAATGCTCGTGATGTCTCGATCATAAATATCTCGATACACCACAGTCCTGATTCCATAGGATGCAATTGAACGCAAACAATCATTGCATGGCAGCAATGTCACGGCAATCGTTGAGCATTCATCGGGCTTCACATAACGCAAAGCATTTTGCTCGGCGTGGACGATGTAGAGCCTTCGTTTGTCTCGATCAACCCAATCCTCACGCATTCCAGCGGGAAAGCCGTTGTAGCCAATTCCTGCCACTGTGTTATCGTGACGCAATAAACAAGCTCCTACTTGTTTCCACGGGTCTTTGCTTTTCTTCGCTGCTATCGTCGCAAGCTCTAACGCATATTCATTCCAGTTCATAGTTCAAACGCTCGCAGCTCTCCGGGGATGTCGTCGGGAAATCTAATGCCGTCCATTTGCGCCTTGTGAAACTCTTCAATCTCTATCGCGTCTTTTAACTCATCACGGAGGAACGCAAGCGCGGTTTCGTATTTGTCGAAAATAGCGCGCTCCGTTTCGTGTAAATATCCGCAATGTTCCACGATGAAAACAGGCGGCTTGCCGTAACTCCATTTTGTTTCAATCGTCCAGTGGCAATCGCGGTCTTTGTGATGATCTCCTGCTATCAATGCGTGATATTTCTCCGAAAGTTCGGTGATTTGCTTTTCAGTCTTCATAGTCCAGCACCTCTTTGCTGTTAGTTTCCAGCATATGCAATGCGTGATTCAATTCGTGATGGAAATGCTCCTCCGTAAAGTCACCCTGATTCAGTCGGAAAATGCAAGCCGAAACCACTCGCAGAAGTCTTGCATATGTGAAAGCGGCGGCGATTCCTGCAATGGTAGCGTCTGAATAATTCGCGTAAATCGGCGCTCCCTCATCGTCTATTTCATCAGAACCATTGTTTTGAATCAGTCCCATGAGCCAACCCGCATACAAATCTAGTGAGTTAATGAAATCGTTCGGGTCAATTGAATGTTCCTCAATGTCTAGCTGGCTCTCAATGTCACGCTGACCATCTGCGAAGCCTTCCCAATAGTCTTGGCTTTTGTCACTCATTGGCAACTTTCGCATTCTTCATCGTCCACATTGCAAGCACGAGGAACTATCTCGTTAAAATCATCGTCGGGTTCTTTCTCTGTCTTTACTTCGCTTCCATGGTCTTTGTCCGCTCGTTGGATTGCGGCAGCGTCTGAATAGCTTTTCCCGTATCTGATGGAAAGCTTCGAGGTATTAGCGGCAATCGCGCTTTCAATATCAACCCCGATTGAATCCAGCATTCCCGAAATGTAGAAAAGCAAGTCACCGCATTCTTCTACGATATTGGCAATGTCGAGTTGCTTGCGGTAAATAGTGGCTTTCTTGATTGCGTCCAGCAACTCCCCAGCCTCGCCACTGATGCCAATGGCCATATGCAGGCGGTGACAATCTTCGGGAGTTAGTTCTTCGGCGATGACTGATCCAGCCTTGCAAAGTTTTCGGACAAATTCTCTGTGAGTTTGATATTCCATAGACTTTCCCCTTATCATGGTTTTTTCCGTCCGCAATCTGTTTTTTCAGCTAGGAAAAGCTCTAGCGTGCGGATTCCCTTTTCGAGTTCATCAATCGCTTCCTCCCTGCTCTTTAGTGCGTCCAGTAGGGTCTTGATGAAAAGGGCGGAGTTTTCGGGAGTAGGGTTCTTTGCGTAGGCGTGGGACAAAATCTCTAGTTCGGTAGCTGTTTTTTTAGACATGGGGCGCGGAGTGTGCCACAGATTTGATCAGAGTCAATTCCCTATCGGGAAGAATGCGCGATTCCGTGATGGATAACGGGATATTATTCCTGCACGGGAATGTCGAAATATGACAGATTCCAGCAGATTTGATTATCTACAATCTGCATTATTTGAACTTATAGGCTGATTACGCAGAACAACCCACTATTTACTAGCGACATACATCTGAAAACACCATATACCAATTTCAGCATTCATGGATTCACCATGCGTATTGTTATTCCGAATCGACAATTTCAGCCTCAATCGGAGCATCAGCTAACCTAGAAACTGGAGCCGATAGCTCTTTGAGCGAGTCACGAGTATCACGCTCTGGGACGGCAAAAGAGATTTTGAAGTTCTGACTTCCCGTCTGTTCGACCTCGACCTTATCACCATACTTCTTGGGGGCCAACTTGGAGGCATACCACTTCAATGCATCCATGCGGAGCCTGCCAATCGGCGCATCGTGTGAGTTCATGGCTTCATCAATTACTTTGCCTGCTAGGGTGTCTGCACATCTCGCCCTCGCGTGTGAGTAGCGTTCGGCAAAGTCGGGATGCGAATCCTGCCAATCATAGATCGTGGATATGTGTGGCATATCTGGAAGGTTGCATATGCTTGTAAGCGTCATTCCAGATTCAACCATCATGCAGATTTCTTTTCCCTTTTGGTCTGTGTAGTCTGTGGGCCTTCCCATTTTCTTTTCCATATTTTTAGCCTAGAAGTGATTTTGTGCTTGCCAAGTCTTTTTTTCTGATGTTACCCTCCGCCGCAACGCGGTGGCAATATGATGTTCATCATATTTTCCGTCGATTGCTTGCAATGAATGGACTGAATGTATTCGCCATCTAATCGGGATTAGTTGGCATGATAATTAATTTGTGAAGTTATTAAATTGGCATGGAAAATGTATCTGGCAAATTGCTAGCAACATTCCCCTGCCTCTTACGGGCGGGAAGTTGCAAAATCTGATTTTTCTTTTGGTCTCTCAAAATGTTTTTTTCAGATTTTTTTAGAAATTGAAACGCCCGCAAACCCGCATGGGATGCGGTTCCGTGGGCTAGTCAATAAAATAAATGCGTGCGCGAAAAATTATTTTTCTTGGTGTTTTGAGAGTTTCGCGAGAGTCTCGTTTCCGTGATCAGCGACAACCGCTGAGAACAAAAAAACCACAAACGAAAAACCAAATCAAATGACAGCAGCAACAAAACTCAAAGCAGGCACAGAAACAGGTTCATTGATGAATCACATTATCAGCGGATGCCGTATGGCAGCTCCTGAAGTTGGTATGGGCGGGACAATTCTTGGATGGACGGATCGCCGCGCTTGCACAATTACCCAAGTCAGCAAAAGCGGGAAGCGTGTCGGGATAGTTGAGGATATTGCAACCCGTATTGACAAAAACGGCATGAGCGACTCCCAAGAATACTCTTTCGAGCGCGGGTCTGGATCACCAACCTTTTTCACCCTTCGCAAAAATGGCGCATGGGTTCGCCAAGGTGAATCAATTCGCGGCCAGCGTCTCGCAATCGGTAAGCGCGATCACTACTACGATTTCTCATTCTAACCAAAACAGGCGCGGGTTCCATCCCCGTGCCACAACTCAAATAGAAAAACCAAAATGATAACCTACCAACTAACCTCAAAAGTCACTCGCTCCCCTCGCTCACTCGCTGGTTACTTTTATCAGCTTGAACCCGGCACGCTGGTTCACCTCGTGAAAGAATGCGAAAGCGGTTCGGTCATTGTTTCCACAATTGAAAATCCCGCGCATCGGATTCCGTCCGAGGATTTGTTTGAAGTCAAACAATCTCAAATTTCCCTCGCCTAATCTTCCCGTTCCCCTCAGAACAAAACCCAAAAGAAAAATGAGTGCCATCGAAAAACAATACCAGACCTGCCTTCCTCCAGAGGCATACATCCGCATCATCCGCAGCGCACAATCCGATGCCCTGCCCAAGTTCAAATCTTCAGTCTATCCCCAGAAGCAACAAACCAAAAAAACCAAAAATAAATAAATATGGAAAACCAAAAGAACATCGCATCAGCATTAGTCCGCGCACAACGAGCATTCGGCCCTGCGCTTAAATCATCCACCAACCCTCATTTCCGTTCTCGCTACGCAGACCTAGCGGCTTGCGTTGAAGCAGTCATTGGTGGCCTTAACGAACATGGCATTGCATTGATCCAACAGACACATGATTGCGAGCATGGAGTGTCTGTAGAAACGATCTTTCTGCACGAGTCTGGTGAAATGCTCTCCGCTGGCAAGTTTTCCGTTCCTGCTACCAAGCAAGACGCGCAAGGCTATGGCTCTGCTCTAACCTATGCTCGCCGATATAGCCTCATGGCTGCTTGTGGCATCGCCCCTGAAGATGACGATGGCAACGCTGCCAGTCGTCCCAAGCCAAAGGTTGAGACTCCAGTAGTCAAACCTGCGCCTGTAGAAGTCAAAGTAGATGCTCCAGAGATCGCAAAGGAAGCTAACTGGTGGACTTCAGAAGTTGCAGCAACCCTCTCTGACCTGCCACAAGTAAACGCATTCCTTGTTGGCCGTGGAAAGATTAAGGAAGGCCAAACATGGCGCGATGTTAACGATGAAACCTACCGAAAGAACATCAACACCGGATTGGCACGCTTTGTCGCAGCCGTAGAGAAAGGTAAATAATGGAAAGCGTGCGTTATTCCGTCCGCACTCAAGACGAACCACAAGACAACCCACAAGAACCACAAAATGAAAATCAATAATACTATCAACTTTCAAGGAGAGCGGACTTCAATGTCCGCCTCTGGCAACACTGAATGGTTTGAGTTTACTATCATTAGCGACAAGAAGCTTGATCACGATACAATTAAGGAACTAGTTGATGCTCATGGATGTGGAGGTCAGACATTCTCGTTTGACTACTCCATGAATCCAGATGGTCAACATCTCTATAATGGTAAATCAACTCGTTACTCAGACTAATGAACCCAGATCACACTCTCTTTCTTATCTGTGCGGCTTTTGAAGCAGCAAAGTTTCTAGTCCCAGTAGCAATAATCGGATATATCACACTTAAACTTAATTAATAAATATGATTAGACATTCACTATTGCCCAAGCTCGCTGAGTGTCCTTGCTATGAGTCCAAGCAAGGCGAAGCGGGACCAGCGGCGCAACGAGGAACCAAGCTAGATGGAAGATTCCGCGAGGCTCTAGCAACTGGAGAGTTGAACGAAGTTGATCTGCCTAAGGATGATATAAAGGCCCTTAAATGGGCCTTGAAGGAAGTCCGCAAGATTGCAGGGAAGAATCCTATAATCTCGGACGAGGCACTGCTCAAGGTTCAGACTCCCGGCATTGAGCATGAAGGAACAGAAGATGTTAGGATTCCAGATATTCAGACTAGCCTAGATTTGAAAACGGGAATCCAGCGGAGTTACTACGCACAAATGGGGGCATACGCTTGGGGTAACATGGAGGCGCACTTCTGCGAGGAATGGACTTGTTACCTTGTGTTCTGCGATCAAAAGGAAATCGTAGAGCATCACTTCACGCTTCACCAAGCCAAGAATGTCGTTAATGGCATTCTGGATGCCTACCATGATCCAGAGCGTTTGCCTCAGCCGTGCCAGTATTGTAGCTGGTGTGCCAAAAAAGACTCATGCCCCATGGTTGTCCAACCAGTTCAAGAGGCTCATGCTATAATGGAGTCAGCTAACCTTGCGGTGTTGCGTGATGAAATCGCCAACGATCCAGCTAGGCACGCTCGATTCCTTGAAATCAATAAGGTGTTTGAGTCTGAGTTAGTCAAGCCACTTAAGGATTTAGCCAAGAAAAAGCTAGAGTCTGGCGATTATCTTCCGGGGTTCAAGCTATCCAGCGTGAAAGGATCAGAGTATTTTGACAGGGTTTCCATCGTCCGTGCGGCTATTCGCGGTAAGTGGTCAATGGACGATCTGGTTGATGCTCTTGGAGGCACAATGTCTGGATCAACATTCCGTGAGCTATGCGAGAAGTATAGGACTCCAGTTGCTGAAGAAGAAGCTAAACGCAAAGATGGATTTAACAAAATTATTGAAGATAAGAAAGCAAAGAAATGAGAATTAGAACAGGATATAAACAAAAGAGTCGGCATAATATGTCATTGAGTGAGAAATCAGCAATCCGCGAGTGGAAGTCACTCCAAAGGATTAAGCCTGCTGAATGGGTGGAACGCATTAAGAGTCTTCCAGAACGCGCACAAGGGCAGATTGCTCGCATGGTCTGGTGGGATTTCTGGAGCAATCGCCTAGTTGGTGAACGCTGGAGTGAGTTTGACCATTGGCTTCAATTTGATCCAAGGGAAGAAACTGATCCAGTTCCAAAGACAATTATAATCAAATGCCTCAAGGCTGTTGGCTACCCACAATACCGAATTGATCTGCGTCTAATGGCATTCTAATTATTAACAAAATTATGACAAAAAATGAATTGTGGAGAATCTATGTTAAGCGCAATCCTTCGTTTGAAGGAGATGGAAATGTTACCATGTCGGCCAAAGGCTTACGCAAGCTATTTGATACGACATGGGATACTGCATATTACGATGGAGAATCTGAGCCTGTTGAAAAAACATCACACAATTTTCAACAAAGACCATCAAGCATAAACGATCTAATGTCAATATTTGGAATGAAATAAACATAAACAATAATAAATAAATATATGACTGATATATCACTAACAGAACTATTCGGCTGGAGTAAGAAGACAGATATGCAAAGCACATCGCTTGAAGCATATAATGAAATTCAGTATGATGGAACTCTGCAAAGACAAGAGAAGCAGATTCTTGAAAAGATGAAACGAGGATCAGATTATTCTCTGCAAGAATTGTCTGAACTAACTGGCATCGCAATCAATGCAGTCTCTGGCCGATGCAATGGACTAAAGAAGAAAGGTGTATTGCAATGCACAGAGAAGCGCAAGTGCAACATTACTGGAAAAACAATCAAGCCATTGATCTTGAAATGAGCAAAAACATATTCCGTCAGAAGCGCACGGAAAACTTCACAGTTATTCCGAATGAGTTTCTGCATTCAAAAACATTATCATTCAAGGCCAAAGGTATCTTGTCATATCTACTATCGCTACCTGCCGATTGGGAGCTTCACGTGTCCCAGTTGGCTACCATTGCATCAGATGGAAGGGATAGCGTGTATAACGGAATCCTAGAGCTTGTAGAGGCCAAATATATCTGGAGAAGGCCAAGGTCTGGAACAGAGCCGGGAGGTTGGGAATATTTCGTTTACGATGCTCCACAATCAGATTGTCCGTTTACGGAAAACCCGAATACGGAAAAGCCGTATACGGAAATCTCCGAATCGGGAAAATCCGTAGCTACTAAATACTATAATAATAAAAAAAGAACTAAAGAGACAAAAGACACAAGGACAACTGAAGAATTTGTGGAATATCTTAAGAAAACATACGACTGGGTAAATATTGATATAGAACTCAAGAAAATTGATGCTTGGCTTGCAAAGCCTGCAAATTCTAATCGCAAGAAAACTCGTGCATTCGTTGAAAAATGGATTGCTCGTTCAGAAAAACCAATGGAGAAACAACCCTATGTTCCCGGCACAATGCTTGGAATCAATCAACCATACACACCATGTCTTTAATCCCTATCGCAAACACAGCAGAGAATGCAGCTATCTCTTTGCTCGTATCCAATCCAGATTGTTATTCACAACTTCACTGGGAACCCTCGTATTTCTTCCACAATGCCACCAAAAGCGTTTTTGAGGCAATTGAGGCCATCCATAGCCGAACTGGAGTTATCACGGCTGTTTCTGTCATTTCAGAACTAGAGACAACTGGTAAACTCGCTGATGCTGGTGGAACTGATGGAGTCATGGAGATGATTAAAACCATCTACATTGCCCCCGGCCCTGTATCGGTATCCATCGCTGATGACTATCGCCAGCAACTCATCAAAGCTAAATCATACCGAGATGCTATTAAGCTAATCACAAATTCAGACAGAGACATTCGTGAGATGCGAATGGATTTGAATGAACTCTCTGAGCAAATCGCGGGATGTGTTGTCACTGATTCCGAAATCAAAACGATCAATCAACATATCAATGAGCTAGTCGATGATCTTGAAAACAAGAACAAGCTGGATACATTCAAAACTGGAATGCACGATCTGGACATGGGATTCGGCGGTGGATTTCATCGTGGAGAAATGGTTGTTGTCGGAGCGCAGACTTCGGGGGGCAAATCAATCCTGCTTTACCAAATCGCTTTGGAAGCTCTGATGGACAATAAATCTGTTGCGATCTTCTCGCTTGAAATGCCGTGCAAAACGATCCTGCGCCGCATGGCCTCAAACCTAATTGGAAAGAAGATTGTGAATCAAGGTGACTTTGGAGATGGGACATCATTCGTCGCATCATTCAAGGAAATCGCCAATGCACTTCAAGCCCTGAATAAAATGCCAATCACTCTCCGTGACGATCTCTCTGAAGTTGGAGCAATTGACGCTGAAGCACAACGACTGGCATCGCTAGGAAAGGCTGATGTGATTATCGTGGACTACCTACAAATTGTATCCATGCCGAAAGCTGATAATCGTGAGCAGGCGATTTCAGAATTGACTCGTAGATTAAAATTGACTGCCCTAAAAAGTCAGTCTCTTGTGGTCACTGCAAGCCAACTCAATGATGATGGAAAACTCCGCGAGTCTCGCGCAATCGGACACCATGCAGACCATGCGTTGTTCATCGTTCACGAGAAAAATAATTCCAGCATTGTTGTGGGAAAGAACCGCCGAGGCGCACGGGGAGTAGGTTTCCCAGTTGTCATGCGCGGAGAAATTTCACGCTTTGAGCAAGGAGAAAAACAAGAAAAGAAAAAATGAGTGACACTGATGCAGCATTCATTGAGGCCAGTAATTGCTTCGACTTCGCAAATCATATCTGGGCATCTCGCCAAGCGGACAAGTATGATGATGCGATGAAGGCATACGAACTAGGAGTTAAAATCTACCAAGAAAAATTTGTAGAAAAAAAGATTTGCGCGGAGGATGATTTTGAGTTCTGATCTCTCGCGTAGCAACGCTACTAAATAAATACTATGGATAAAAAATACATTGATAAACCCGGCAAATATATTTGCACAGTCAAGTCCCCCGGCAACGGATGGCTAGATCATCCAGAAGGCAAAGCACCATTCATTCGCATTCCATGCATTGTTGATATGCCAGAGAGCGATCAGCATGGATACGAGTCGGTCTGGTATGGATACCTATCAGAAAAGAGCCGTGAACGCACCGAGGAGACTCTTAAACAAGTTTTCCAATGGGACGGAAACTGGGACAACGAAGATGGTCTTGATGCCTTCATTGGCCGCAGGGTTCGCTTGCAATGCGACGAGTCCGAATGGCAAGGCAAGACACAAGTGAAGGCTCGCTGGCTTAATCCCCTCGCAACAAAGCGTGAGAAGAACCGAGAGGAATACGACAAGAAGCGCAAATCAGTTCTTGAGCAGTTGAAGAAAGACTACCCACATCTTGCTATTGGAGGAAAGCATACTCCAAAGACGCATGATGATGAAGGTTCGGAAATTCCGTTCTGATCTTTGAGAGAACAAGGGGATTGTGGCGGAGTGGTATCTGGTTATCATTTGCCCCTGAGCCGTAACCACATAAAACGGCTCGCTCTCAACCTATAAACATGAAAACAACTACTATAACAGCATTCATATTGCTGGTAATAGCTTATGTTTCATTCTGTATGGCATGGGAAAAGGTAATGACGAATCCTGACTTCAAGAAATGTCCTTTATGTGGGCAACAAATTAAATGAATAATACGCCAGAAACAGACGCAAGAGCATGGTCAGACCATAGCGAAGGTATCCTACATGAAGTAGTGGAAGCTAGTTTCGCTAGAAAGTTGGAGCGGGAGAGGGATGAGGCACTAGAGAAAGCTGAACGATACAGGCTAGAAGCAAACGCAATGATGCTTCAACGCGACGATGCTAGAATGAAATTACAACAACAATGAACTTTACCCATGAGATTCTGCGACAAATGGGATATAAGATAGATGCCGATGGAAACTACTCACGCACTGAAACTAACACTCCACGGGTATCTGACCCCAAGCCTAAACCAGTTGCTAGGAAAACACTTCCGAATACTGATGCGAGAAAAGAAAATAGCAAGAAACGCTCTCTTGTCCGCATTACGAGATATAGTTGCAGACCACTCGATTGCGATAACTATGCGGGAGGATGTAAGCCGCTTATTGACCAGTTACGATACGCTAAACTCATCAGAGACGATGATCCAGAAAGCGTCCAGATTGAATTCATCCAAGTCAAAGTTCCAAAGAAAACGGAAGAAAGAACGGAAATCGAAATAAAAGAAATATAAATATATGAATAAATACATACTACTAATAGCACTAGCAATACCAGCTTGCTCTAGCGTAAGCAAAGAGACATATACAGAGTCACGCACTCTTACATATCCCAAAGGTGGTTATCCACACATAAAGGATATGTATCTGCGTAATGACAATAGCGGAAATGTCTCAACGCATGGAGTAAATCCAATCAACAATAACAATGTCATGGTTGCCCCTGCGACTCCAGTTGAGCCTGTAAGCACTCAAGAAGATTGGAGGTATGTGAATCCAGACCTGCCAGTGAAGCACGAACCAACCTACGAGGACATACAGAACGAGAATAAACTACTTCTCGCTAAGTATTACAATGATTGGTTGAGAGAGTAGCAGGAACGGCCACGCGCAGCCTTTTCAGATGTGGGCTTTCGGGAGTCTAGGACTTGTAGTAAGCCGCCCATCCCACTAGTTGAAGTATGCTTCCACGAGAGGCCCAACTAGTCGTATGTCCATCTGCCTGCTTAAATCTCAATACTTGATTCGCTCTTTTTTGCGATCAGTATTTTTCTTTTTCTTACGATGCTCTGACCAATCAATCTCATCGTAGTTATCTTGCCACTTGCGCTCCCATGTCTTGGTGCGCGGTTTGTCGCCTTTCCCGTTACGATTCCACTCGCTGTCCTTCATCTTCATTTCCTTGTTCAATAGATTCGGTTTTTTCTTTAATAAGAACTTTCTCCATTAAAGAGCAAGCAACCATCAGTTCAAAGTTGAAACGCTTTGCTCGATTGATGATGTCAGCAAAGACATCGTGAGCAGAGACAGTAGTGATGTCGATCTGCTTCAGCACATGGTCAATGGCCTTAGCATGGTCTTCGCTGATTTGCTCTGGTTGTGTATTTTCTTGGCTCATATTATTTCTTTCGGATGATATTTATTTTTGACTTCTTCGGTTTCATCATGGAAACGCGAATGTTTGTTTTCTTCGGCTTGCTGTCTGCTGTTGTGGTTATTGTTGGAGTCTCAAATTTAAGACTCGCGGATGTTTGTTTTTTCATTGTTTTTCTCGCTGTTCAATCATGGCATTTGCCATTTCAAAAGCAAATTCTGCGACATCCTTAACTGGAATATTTTCACCGAACTCCTCTGGATTAGCAAGCAATCCATTCATGGCTTGAGCCGCAAAATAGTCCCTCATGCTCATACCAGTATTCGGGCGCACCTTTGGGTTTGCCGCATCTCCCGGATACGCTTGCACAGGAAATGCAGGATGATTCCCACCTAATGTATTTGATTTATTAACCATATTTATATTCTGCCCCACCTAGATTTATAGTAAAGTTCGTTAAGCCTAACTCGTTCTGCTGTCATTGTCCAGAATTTATCGCAAGCAATATTAACTAACTTGCAAGTCTCATAAAACCACGGATCGTAGTCGCTGCCATCAACGCCAGCTTTCCTATGGTCATGCGCTGAATCCCTTATGTAAGTCTTTTTTTCCATAAATTCTCTGCATCAGAAAGAGACAATACTGACCTTCCATTCCGCGAGTTGACATCGTTATGTATACCAATTCCCCATTTCCACAAGTCTGAAAAATCTGGAGGAAATTGCTTGCAATAGTCCTCAAAATGTTGTTGGCACGGACAACCATTCCACGGAATAGAATCAGCCCAGTTCTTAAACCAACTCTCGATGAATGCGCGATCCTCGCAGTTCCTGTTGCGAAGTGAGAACAAATGTAGTTCAGCCCAGTATCTAGGCCCATCGCGGAGTATCACAGATTGAATTAGCGCACGGCTGCGCTCCGATTCATCCAATGCTCGCTGAACCCAGTCGCAATGATCATCCCAGTTCAATCCAATATGCTCACAGACCATCTTCTCGACATCATCAGCAATCGAACTACCACTAATGGACTTTGAGCGGACGAATGTTTCGACCAGTTTACCAAGTGCTACAAGGAATGAATTATCCTCCCTGCCACCATAATCAACCACAGGGATAATCAGATGATCTCCGATAATCTCAGAATCACTAAATGGCATTAGTGATGGATCAACTGACTTAGCCTCAAACTTCATTTATTTATTTATATCTTTAGAATCCTTACTCGTCCCACCAGAACGCCGATGCCATCGCGTATCCACCTCCGACGAAAGTAGCAATAGCAAGAACAAGAGAAACCAGAGAATCATGCGTCATGGCTTCTCCAAATCATTACTTGCCTTTCTTGCGAGTCATCGCTGCTTTCTTGGCGCGAGCCTTGCGCTGAACGCTATAGGCGATAGCTACCGCTTGTTTTACTGGCTTACCAGATTTAACTTCCGCTGAAACATTTCTGTTAAAGCAATTTTGTGAGGCGCATTTTCGTAGTGGCATAATTTTATTCTCCTTCGATTTCAGCAATTGATTCAGGGTCTCCCTGACTAGCTCCGCTTGCTAAAAAGTGAGACTCTTCTGGAGCATATTTAGAAACTGAATAGTAGGTTCCATCACCGCATGGATAAACAGTATCGCCTATTTCTTCAGACAATTTTGATGGCCTATCTGCTTCTTCCCAATATTGGATTCCTGTGTATTTATTCATGGTTTTATTTTTTACCAGAAATTGCAGGCATTGCAAGAGGCATTTGCGTGTTGTCTCTCATTGCCCCCATCAATGTCGTTTCATTTCCCTCAAGGATTTTTTGTTTTTTACCAGCATCTTCTTGAATGTTTGCATACGCTTCTTTGAAGTCAGGAAAATATTCCAAGTGAGTTTTGGGATTAGAATTTAAAAAGTTATTTCCATTAACTGGGCCAAGCATTACCCATGAATATGCTTCATGCGGAACAAAATTAGGATCAGCCTTCAATTGCTCTGCCGCTTTTGCTTCTTGAGCAGTCATTCGTTTTGCCTGTTTAGGGTCATCGCCTAAATACACTGCCATCAAATCTGGATTTCTTGAAAGCTCAACACTTCCAACAATGTGATTAATCCTTCCATTTTTGAAATCCATCGTTTGATCGAGGACACTATCTACATTAAAATCATCAATTGTAAGTCCTAATATTTGAGCAATAGACGCTTTTCTTCCTTTAAATGTATCGTCAAGACTTATAAGTTGTTTATTTTTAATTATTTTTAATAAATTTTTAAATGATTTTGTTTTCTTAAATTCATCTAATGCGCTTTTATTTTTAATAAAAGTATTTTCACTTCCAGTTCCACCCTTGAATCTTGTATAAGCAGTTTTATATTTTGTTATTACAGATTTAATTAATTCTTCGTCGGAAGTTTCAAGAAATTGATCATATTTTAATTTTGCTAATTCTATATCTTTTTCTTTTAATTTTATTTCATTATTTAATTTTTTAATTTCTTCTTTATTAGAAGATTCTTTAATAAGTTTTTTTGTTTCTTCAATATAATCGTTTGCAGATTTTATATTTTTTTGCTGATCTGCTCTTTTTTGTTTTTTAACTCCAATGTTAGCAAGTATTAAAAACAAATCTTTTTGCTGTCTTGTTATTGGCGCGTTTTCAATTTCATTAGAAATATTTCTTACTTCTCTTGCATTTGAAGCATGAGCATCTGGCCCCATTAAATATGTTAATAGATTAAATGCATTAAAATTAATATTTTTATTTTTCATGGAAAGCACTGGTTTCCATTCATTATTTGCCCATACTGCCCTATATTTTATTCTATCATCACCAACAATTACAGAGTTAGCATTTGATTTCAACCACGGAAAAATAATTCCTCCCATGTCTCCGCCTGTGGCAGTTTGCCTGTCTGCCATTGCAAGCTGAACATTTTTTCCAGCGTGTTCTATTTCTGCATCTTTAAAAACAGGTTTTTCAATTAGTTGTGGATCAAATTTAAACGAAACAGGTTTATTTTCGTGCTGATAAAACGCAACTTCCGCAGGTCTTGTGTAATCAAATAAATCTTTTTCAACTTCCTCTGTTATCGGAATGCGTTGTGATAGCAATGGCAATGCTTCATCTGCACGAACAGGTCGCGTCAATGCAACCCTTCCTTCTTTTCCATTTGATAATGCTTGATCCAAATAGCTGTAATCATATCCAGCTTGCGTTTTACCAACTGGACGCTCTGGCATGAACTGCAATTGACCACCCTTGACTTTGCCTGCCATTTCTGGAGTGATGTTTACTCGCCAGATTGGGGTTTGTGATCGCTTTTCAGCTTCAGCCCACGCTTCATTTGCCGTTGCAAATCTTGCTAAAACTTCTGGAGAATCGCTAAATTCAAGTCGATATGGAAGAGGTTGACTATCTCTATTTACTTTGTATTGAGCTTCAGATTGATCAATTTCAGATTTCTCAACCTTACCACCCATCTTGGCAACATACTTGCCGATCTCTTTAGGAAGGATGGTATCGTAGAATCCTTTCATTCCTTCTCCGCCAACTTTCAAGTCAATCCCTGATAAGATTCGTTGCCCTTCAGCATATGGTTTTGAATCAATTAACTTTTGAGTTGCTTCTTTTCCAATAATATCTGGCAATTGTTCTTTTGTAGCTTTTTCTTCAATTACTTTATTTCCACTTGGATCGTATGCAGTTAAAATATTTAGGTCTTCTACCCATTCAATTTTAGAAAGACGCTTGCTCAAATCATAGCGTTCAGCTTGCGTTTCACCAGTAGTCCAACCAATCCATTTCTTACCTGACTCGACGGCATCACGCAATGCTCGCTTGAACAACTGAACTCCCCAATCTTTGCGGAATGGTGCGTCTGGAATTCCAGACTGATACATCTTGTCTGTTTTCGGAACTATTTCAAAATTTGAATTTGGAAGTAATTTTTTAAATTCAGAAATTTGATTATCAGCGTCTTCTTTAGTTAAATGTTCACCATATTCTTTTCCGTCAATAATAACTTTATATGATGTAGGTTTGTCCTCCTGATACCCTTTCTCCCTGCCCTGCTGATGCCTGTCAGACTGCAATTCCTCGATGAACAAGCCATCATTGCCTTCAGCATCTGTGCGCTCGTTTAAGCGCATATGCGCTATGTAGTTTGGAACATCTGGGAAGTGAGAGGAGGTGTATGTATTTGAAATTTCTGATTCAAGTTGATTTCGTCGAGCATTAATTTGGGTCAATCTATTTGACATTTCAGAAGTGATTGTGCCAAGACTTCCGCTTCTAATTTTTTGATATTCTGATTCTAATTCTGTTAATTCTTTCTTTAAATCTGGCATCGACAAAACAACCTCACGATAGTTTTCGCCACCGGGTAGTTGGTATTGACCAAATTTTGGAGGGTTTTTTAATCCCTGTCCCTGTAAATCTAATTTTTCTGCTCTTGTATTTAAGAACTCATTTTCTTGAAAATATTTTTCAGCAGTCTTTTTATCACCTCGTCTTTGAGCCTGTTGAGCAAGATTCATTACTCTTTCAGCTTCATCATATAAAGTTTCTGTAGTGCTTTGATCTCTGATATTCATCAGCTTGATCAATTCATCATACTTGTCTTCGCCAAATGATGGATCATCAATAGGATGTTGCTTTAGCTTTTTATATTCAGCTTCAAGTTCAGCAAGACGATTTGCATCAAATGGTTCTTTGCCACCAAGCGTTACTTCCTCAAACTTAACAGCACCTTCATTGCGAAGATACTCCATTACTTTGTCTTTTGGAACCTTGCCTTGGTTTTCCGCTGCAAGACGATCAATTTCACCAAGCACGCCAGACCATTTTAGTTCTTCAGCTTTTACATTCTGTGGATTGCTGATAATTGCTTTTAGCTGATCTGGAGATGCGAATTTACCTTGCACCTTTTGGTCAATTGTTTGCTGCAATCCAGAGTAAAAACCACGCTCTGGAGTAGGATAGCGTTCTGGTTGAGTTACAGCTTTTTTGACTGGTTCTGCAACTTCACCTTCCATGCGCTCTGGCATGAAGTTTTGCTTTGCGAATCCATAGCTTACTGGCAACTTCGTCGCATTAGGATTTTCAAGCATTTCTGCAATATGATCCACGCGAATTGACATGATCGTGCGATTAGGGTCTTTCCCACGAGGATCACCTTTTTTACGAGGGATTTCGGTTCTATCAAGGTTTGTATACTCTGTAGCTTTGTCGTAAAGGTTAAGAAGATCGTTAAAGATGTTCTTCTTTTGCAAAGCAATTTGTGGGTTAGCATCAAGCCCAGTCTCGCCCCGTTCCCCTTTCTGCCAATTATTCAAATACTTTGTGAAATCATCAAATGTGCGCTCAAGATTATTGTCCCAAAAACGCAAGCGTCCCGGCATACGCTCGTTCCACAAGCGCATTTTATCAAAGATTCGACCAACCGAAATTGTGGTAACAAGGAAATTGCCAGCTTTTGACAGGTGCATTCCAATTGGAACCAAGTCATAAATTTTAGGTGAGAATGCTTGGTATGTTCCATTGTCATTCATCACCGCTGCGTAGTCCGTAATGAACCTAGTGCCATCTCCGCGAGCGATAGCATCATTCACTTTGAGCATATGCTGCTTGAGGGTCTTTGGAATAAGACTCTCTGGCATATCTTGAATTGCCTTGATTTGCGCTGGAGTGAATGTGCCTCGATATGTCTCTGATCCTTCCGAAACTTGTTCAAAACGATTAGGAGTTCCGTAGTCGTCGGTATCTAATGCTTCAACAATTAGCTTGCGTCTTTCTGAGGCAATCTTCTTTGCGTCTTTCGCGTCATACATGACAGGTGTTACCCCGTCTGGTTGCATGACTAAATCGCGTGAGACAACAAGCGTTCCACCTTCGGGAACTTGCAATCCTTGTGCCTCAACAGGGATGTCTCCGTATCCAGAAAGTTTTTTAAATCCACCTTCCTCACTTTGGAATGTCCCTTCCCGTGGATTTGGAGTTGTGACTGGCATTGAATCGCCAATCTGGTTTCCGTCTTTATCAAATACCTTTACCTTAAACTCGGTCTTAAATAGAGGGGAATCTTTGCCAAAGCGATCAAGCAACGCAGAGTTTTTCATCATCTGCGCTCTGCTGATTTTAGGCATTTGAGCTTCTGCAACGGGAGGGGAAATTTCACCATTCAAAGCAACGATCTGGCGCATCGCATCACGAGCCGCTGCCATCGCTTCTGGCTGGAACTCTGCTCTAGTATTTGCAGCTGCTACAATGTCTCCACGGCCACCGAATCCGTAGAAACGATTGATGGCACGATCAAGCAGGTTCTTCCTTGCTTTGATCTTTGCACGATCAAACATGGCAAGCGTTGCAGAGCTTAAATCTTTTCCAAGATGCCTGCTAGTAACTTCACCAAGAAGGTCAGCCATAACCTCCCGCTTCATGTATTCAGACACCCTGTTCTCGTCTAGCTGGCCACGGGATTCATCCCAAAGTTTGTTTAGCTTTGCGAAAGATTCTTTGCCTTGAGGGTCTAAGTGGCGAAGGTATCCATCGTTGAAAAGCTCGACCAATTTTGCTTTTGAAAAAACACCGGGGGTCGTTGCCTTTATGTTTCCAGCAGCATCACGAATTTCATTCTGGAACAACATTGAACGGACATCTCCAAGAGCATCTTGAAACTCTGGAACAGCATCCATAAAGTGGCTGGACTCGTGAACCAATGCTTCTTGTGGAGATTCGCCAAATGTGCGAATCCTCTCCCGAATGGAATCAGCATTAAGAACAATCGATGGTTTCCTGCGATCAAATACAACCCCCTCCTGTGCGGGGTTAGAGTAAAATCCAGCTTGGCTTGCCATTTGCGCCAAATCGGCATCTGGAACATCTTTGTTTGCTGGGTCGTTGCGAAGTTTTTGATAAATCTGATCCGTGGATAGGATGTTAAATCCAACATTATTCTGACCAGTCCTCAAAACACCATTGGTTATGTCTTGCAAGTCAGCGTATGTTTTAAGGAATTGACGACCAAATTCGTTGCGAGTTTGAACATTTGCTCGTTTAGTAAGCGATAGTGCCTTTGTATTTGCATCAACCAATGATTGCGCTTCTTTTATTCTTGCAGAATCATTTGAAGTAATAGCACTAGCCAACACCGATTGTGATTCTGACAATTTTTTCTCTCTAAACAAAATAGCATTATTGAAATCTGACATTTGATTTAGGTTGGCTTGCGTATCTGCGTCAGATTCTTGGAACCTACGATGAATACGAGAATCATCAGAGATTCTTTCACGCTGGGCAATCACAGGGTCAATACCCATGAATTTACCCTTGATGTGTTGCAATGCCCTTCCTCCAAGGCTAATTGCAAGGCCATCAGAAAGAATCTGCTTCATTTCTTCTGGATCAGCAGACTCTAAAGCTCCCGTAGTAAGAGCAAGCGTAGTTCCATGGATTCCAGCTTTAGCGTATTCCGAAGCATTGGAGAGGATATTATCAATGGTCTTGCCGCCATGAGACAATAGTTTAGCCTTCAATGCAGACCCTTCTGCAGACTTTCCAAGAGTTTCAAATGTCTTTCCTAGAGGAGCTACTTTCCTCGCCTCTGCAACTTCTTTTACCAGTGTTGGAATCTCAAGTCCGAGCTTCGTTCCTTTCAACACAGACCTTGCGGCAGCACCACCTAATGCGCCTGTCAAAAGTCCAGCTAACGGACTCTCTGGAGCTGCTTCATAGCCAGCCACACCGCCAATAACAGGAGCGGCAATTTTGCTTAATGTTCCAGTTGCTTTTTCAGCAATCGGTTTGAATTTCTGAACTGCTTCTTCAAGTTTTTCCGCCCCCCTTGCAACGGATTCGGCTCTTGCCGTCCTTTGCTCAAGCATCTTTTCAAACTTTTGCTTTTCCAGAACTTGAGCAGCTTTATTTATTTCAGCTATTTCATCGTCCGTTTTACCGATATATTTTAGTCCTTTAGCAATTTCTGGAGTTACCTTGGCAACCAAGCTAACCGCACCCATGGTTCCCATGCCAAGCTCTCCCGGCAATAGAAACTCGCCTGCGATTCTAGGCCCAGCTTGCTCCTCTGGAAGCTCCTCCTCCATTTGAGATGTAAAATCTTCAATGCCTTTTTTAACAAGATCATCTTGTTGTTTTTTGGCTTCCTCAACACTAATGCCAGTTCTTGCCGCCAATTCTTTTGGCGATTCCATTTCTGATTTAGCGATGAAAGCGAGAGCGTCTTTAGTAAGAGGATTATCAAGCATCCTTCCGTAAACAGTAGGATGTTCCTTGAAGTATTCTGCGTGAGCTTGATCAACAATCCTCCTGCCTTTCCAACGCTCAAAACGCTCCTCTGGATCAACGAGACCAGCCTTCTCGCCGAGAGCATCAGCCCATGAGAAGCCGCCTTCTTTTGCTTTTGTAGCTGCCCAAGTAACGCTTTCTGGAAGCTCAAATACTGGAGCCATGAAGGAATATACCGATCCTTTGGCTTTCTGAAGATTTTTTAATGCTTGCTCATCGCTAACAGTCATGTCTGTAGCGTTGATAACATCACGAGCTAATTCACCTGCTCCAAGGCCAACTTTGATTGGTATTTTAGCTACATTCTTTACGACATCAACAGCATCACCACCGAGATTATACCAATCCTCCCACGATGTTGGAATGGATGGCATTTTAGATTTTTCAATCTCAAATATCTTTCTAGCCTGTGCATCATCAAGCGGAATATCTTTTCGAGCTTGAGCTACCTTATACTGCTCATCATCGCTTAATGCGTTGAACAAACCTTTATCTTCGTCATCAAGTTCGTTTGATCGTTTGTGAGAAATAGCATTAAGAAAAACATCTCCTCCAGATATTGTAGTAGGAGGCTTTTCTTCTAAAGATTGCTGTGCTGTTTTGAAGAAATCTGTTTTAGGTTCCTGCGGAGCTAGTTCAGCAGATACTTCTTGCTTAATTTCATCAAGAATGCTTTTCGGCTTTTCTTCTGGTTGTGCAGATAGTTCAGATTCAACCTCTGACCTAATTTCATCAAGAATGCTTGCCATCTTTATTTGCTTCCAAGAAAGGATTCAAGTGATTCGGTGGTTTCTGTAGTTCTAGGAGTCGCAAGTGGGAATTGAGGAGCAGGTGGTGGAGTGGCTTGCGGTGCTGGTTTTGGAGTTCCTTTTTTCTGCAATTGTTCTTCACGAACAAGATCGTATAATTTTTTACGCAAAGCAAGGAATTCAGCAGAATTTCTTTGCTCTAAAGGAAATTGCTCAAGTTGCATTGACAAACTTCCAATTTCATCAAACTTTCCTTCTTCAGCTTTAACTTCTGGAATATCAAATTTTACAACAACTCTTTCTGGATCAAGTTTGTATTGTTTTGCCAAATCAGAATATGATTTTTTAAGACCTTCATATTCTCCAAGTCTTGAATCATATTGTTTTTTAGCTTGATTTAAGAAGTCTTTTCTTTGCGATTCAGACAATATCTGTCCGCTTACAATTTTGTTATATGAAGCAATAACTCTATCTGGAACTCCTCCAGCATTTTGAGCATTTGCATACTCTCCTTCCCTTACTGTTGACGCTGGATCAAGGAGTTTCATGTATCCAAAAATCAATGACATATCTCCAGCGGCAGATGGTTCCATGCCAGATGTTTTTATGCTTCTCCATGCACTTTGAATTACTTTAAAGTCTTTTGTTTGACCGATATATTCATCACGCAATTTCTTTTCAGTATCAAAGTCCGCTCCCGCTTCAGTCTTTTTTTGTTCAGCAGAAATTTCAGCGGGTGTCATTTTTTCACGAGGAGGAACACGGAAGAATGGTTGCCCATTTTCATCAATTTCAGCAGTGTATGTTCCGGGCTTGAAGCCGGGAATATCTCGATACGCTTCAGCTTGAGCTTGTGCCTCTGTGTCAAAGTCGCCAGCACGAGGAGGCTTTACTTTTTCTTCTTTCTTAGGCTCTGCTTTTTCTAGCGAAAGTAATCGTTTAGGCTCTGGCTTCTCTAAAGCAGCAGGAGTAACTCCATATTTTTCAAAGGAAGCCTTTATTTCTTCTTCTTGTTTAGGAGATATAAGACTTGAAGTAACCTTACCAAGAGTCATTGATGGTGGTTCAACTTCTGGCATTTTAGAAATTGGCCCAGCACCAGTAGATGCAGTCAATTCAGATGCTGGCAATCCACTCAAATATCCTACATCCCTTGATACATTTTCAGCTATTCCCTTTGCATAATCAGGAGTTATGCTGCTTGTTGTTGGAGGTTCAATTAATTCAGCCGCTGATGGTGTTAAAGAAAAATTAATTTCACCTGATGTGTCTTCATCTGATGTATCTTCACCCTTTTCTGGAAGAGGTTCATCATCAACCATTGGAATCCTCCTTTTTGCACCAGATGGTAGTGGTGGAAGAACAGCATTTAACCTGTTTTCAGCAGACTCGGTTTCTGCTACAAGTTTGCGGGTTTTTAATGCTTCAAGATATGGATCAAGTTCTTTTGCCCTAATGCCAGCAATCGCAATCTCATGTGCATACTTGCGCTTCTCCTTAGCTTCCTCTTCCTTCTTCTCATACCTAGCAGTAATCCCACCCAACGCACCTTTAGCGATACTAGAAACAGCACTAGCGATGCCTTCAGCTACAAGCTCTGGTCGAGAAGACTGAATCTGGATAGCTTGAAGTGGCTGGAACTGCAATGCTCCGCCGCGAGTCAAATCAATTGCTGGCAGCGGTTGCAAACCAGCTAGGTTAGCGAATTGAGGAGAGAAGGAATATTCAGCCATTTTTAAGCTCCTCCAAACCTCAAATCACTAGATGAGGGAAGCGAAAACATATTTGCGCGTCTGGATGTCCCATAAGCTCCTTGATTAGCCATGCTACTCAATGCTGGATTAGCGGCAATATTAACAGGGGTAGTAGGAATAGCACTTCCAACTGCTCCCATATTAGCCAAGGACTCTTCACGAGCGCGGCCAAGATCAAACCCACCACCAGTTGCTTGTTGTCCAGCGGTTGCTTGAGCTTGTTGTGAGGCAGCAAGCGCGCTAGCATCGCGGATAGCTTGCATAGAACCCATTTGAGCGAGTTGCTGTTTAGCGGCAGTCTCACCCATTTGTTCTGCTTGTTGTCCAGCGAGAGCTTGCTGTTGAGTCAATGCTTGTCGTTGAGCTTCAGCGGCAGCGGCTGCTTGCTCTTTTTGTTGAGTTTGCATCTGAGCCATCAAACCAATCATTGGATCGGGCTTAGGCTCAGGTTTAGGTTTAGGCTTAGATTTTGATGGTTTCTTTCCTCCCATATTATTCAGTATTTTAATTTTTAATATTTAGTTTGCTTCTTGCTTCAAGGCATAGTTCGCCATTCGGCTTAAAATGCCTACAAGCATCTGGTCTGTCAAAATAAATTGAGCATGATACGCAATTTCCTACAACACCTTGCAGGGCTACGCATCGGTTGTTTTCTGTCTTCATCAAAGGATAGTCTCCTCGTTGCATTTCTTTCGGTATCTTTTCTGCATCCGATCTGTCACGCTTAAAAATCGGCCAAGACCATTTGTAAGCACAGCAAGCACCGCAAGAAATACAGTCTTCACTTGTTACTTCTTCCATTCCACAGGACGAAATCCAAGATCATCAATAACGATGTCCTCGTATGGAACCATTTCGCTTATATTCGTTATAGTAGCGTCTAGTTTTGGACAATGAACATGACGACCTAAATGGCGATTAACGCAATTAAAACAAGTAGGGTAGAAGTCAGCATTTAGTGACTTGTCTGGATTGTTCTTCCATTTCCCATTTTCTTTAATGTATCGAGTTGGATCAGCAGAAACTCCGCTTTCCTCTAAATACTCAAATATATCATCATCGCTCCAATCACGCATTGGGTATAGCGACACTGGCGCACCATCAACAATGCGTATATCTTGAGCAAGTGGAACATGGCCTTTGATTAGGTCAGTATCTTCATACTTTGTTCCAATATAAACTGCTCCCCAAGGCCAGTTGAATGTTCCAGTAGGTCGCTGCAAGAAATCTGTAACTCCGCACAGAAACTTCTCGCCATCCTTTGGCTTCTCTGTTCCAAGCGATAGCACAACGCAATTCTGACCCCATTGGAAGTAATGCAGCATATCGAAGCGAACCTCTCCAGTATTGACATCAGGGCCATCTGCCAATGACACCTTCATCGGAGGATATTCATATACTTCCAATCCCCATTCCTTGATTAATTGATCAGAGTAAGCATATCGCTCGCGAAACTTTGGCTGACGATACTGAATGACAGGAATGTCAATTTCTGCTCCGTATCGGATAAGATGAAGTAATGCAGTAGAGTCTTTCCCTCCACTCCACATTACAACTGCTCTAGGCCATCTTTTGTTCCACTCTTTTATTCTATTTATTGTTTTATTTATTAGGTTTTTATTCATTAAATCATAATTGCAGCACCTAGCGCGGCTCCAGCCACAGCACCTCCAGCACCAATCATTTGACCACTCATTGCATTTTGTGATGCCGCAGTTTGAACAGCAGCTTTATACAGTGCCTCCTCATGCGCCCTCTTGTTTTGCGCGGCGGTCTGATTAGCTTGAGCCAATTCACCAAGGTTCTGATTGATGAAGTCTGATGTGGATTGTTGCAGCCTCTGCCCACCAGTAATGACATTTTGCTGGAATTGTTGCATTGCTTGCAAATTAGCTGCTTTCGCCGCCATTTCAGCTTCAATCGCAGTAGCAGGATCAAGTCCACCAATTGGAGCGGGAGTTTGAGCCAAGTATCCCTGCTGAAGCGCAAGATTTCGCAATCTAGCTTGCCGCCCAGCTTCCGTTCCAGCATCATACATTCCAGATGCCCTAATTGTTCCTGCGGCTCCAGAAGAATATCCAGAAGTCAAGCCTTGCTTTTTAGCCAACTCATCCATGCTGCGTTGAGTTGCCTCCATGCTTGTCAACTCAGCAACACGGCCACCCATTTCTCCACGCATCCTTGCAGCAGAAGGATCGGTTAGCCTTTCAAATTCACGAGAGCGAATTGTATTTTCAATTCCAAGTTCTGATGCCTCTTTTGATACTTGACCAGAATCAAATGCCTGAGTTGCTGGAGGCATCTGCGAATACATTTGGAGAAGTTGCGCTTGATTCTGCAAATATTGCTGACCAACACCTTGTTTGGCGGCAATAATTTGATACATTGGCGCATCCTCTGGCCTCTTGATTTTGCTTGTGCTTGCTTTTGCTCCTCCCATATTATTTACCTTCCAAAAGAGCCTGCTGGAGTATAGTAAAATCCACCTTGTTTACCAAGCCCCATAAATCCTCCAAGCCCTGTTGGTGATTGATAGGAGAGTTGGCTTGTTGGAACATTGTATGCAGAAGACGCTTGTTCTGCTCCACCATAAAATCCAGCTTTATTTAGTCCGCCGCCACCGCCCGCCATTCCTCCCATGGCACTGATAGCAGATGAGGCAACTTGACCTCCAGCTTGTATGTATGCACCTGTCATTGCATTTTTAGCTGCAGCATTCTGTGCAGAACTATCAATCATAGCTTGCTGTCTTCCAAGATCACTTTGCTGAATAGCATTCTGTAATCTGGAAAGCGCAGAAAATTGACGATTAGCGACATCTGCACCAGTTTGACCAAATTGACCAACAGTCCCAAGCATTGCTTGTTTATATGCTTCTCCAGATGCAATATTTTGAGCTTGTGCAGCTTGTTTTGCAGCCATGAGTGCTGCTGGAGAAAGGCCGCCAACTGGTGCTTCTGTTTGAGCAAGATACGCTTGTTGTTGTGCGGAAAGATTCTCCTCGTATGCCTTCTTTGCCGCCAATGCACGATCATACATCGCCGCACGGCCAATGGTGGAATCGCCTAGCCCCGTTGCATACTGCGATGGCAAGCCTTGAGTTCGCATATACTCATTCATATATTGGCGAACATTTTCTGGGCTTGTAAGTTGCTCCATTTGCTTTGATTGAGACAAGCGCATCGCGGCGGCTTCTGGGCTTGTCATTTTTTCAAGCTCGCGTTGTTGAGCAAGATTTGCCATTCCAAGCTCTGCGGACCTCTGCGAAATCTCTCTTGGATCAAATGTTTGAACTTGTGGAGCCATTTGAGCATATTTGCTCAACATTGCCGCTTGCTCATCCTGCTGTTGCTTCTGAACTTGCATCATCATCTGCATGACAGCAACATCCCTCGCTGGATCGCGTGGCTTAATGTATTTCCCTGCGTTTACTGTTTTTGCTCCACCCATTTTAAGTCAATGAATCGTAACTATAAATCTCTCTATTCATTTTAGTCAATCCTAATTTATTCATAACTTCATTTGTGAACTTAGGACGATCATCAATAAGTGGAACGCCAATGTATCCAAGGCCACCAGAAAGTTGAGCGTGAGCGCGCCAATCGCTCATTACTTGGATTACATCCTGCGGCCTTGTATAAGCCGGGTGAAAAGCTGGATAGACAGTAGGAAGGAAAACATGATCAGAATAGCCAAACAACTCGCCATTCCGATAATGAGCGTAAACATTGACATTAGGGTGTTCGACAATTTTGTGGTCAAACGATTCAGCGAAGTCTTGTAGGTTTCCAAATTCAAATGAGTCTTTAGGGATGAGTCGATAGTCGATTCTGGTTTTCATATTTATTAATTTGATCCTACTACAATTTCGTTTCCACTCAATTCAGTAGGAATATAGTTTTTGAATCTTTCAGCTTGTTGCTGGATTGCTTTATTTCTTGTAGCAAGATTTCCACACACAACGCAAGGCAAACAATTCTCTGTGTCGATTGGTATTGGAATAGATGAATAAAGTGGAACAACGGGATCGTCCTTAAACGGAGTTACAAACCGATTTGGAAATTCAGTAATAGCTACAGATGCGTCAATGATGGATGGCATATTAACAAGGATGTTGAATGCGATACTGCTGCGCCGCTGCGTTTGCGGCTTGTTCTGCAAGTATTCCAGCTTGTTCTTCAGCGTGAGAAAACGAAACAGTTGAAAGGAATGATGCCGCTGCCGTAGCTGAGATTGATGGAGATGAAGGACAGGTCAATGTCACAGTTCGATACACTTTAGCATACCAAGATTTTTGATCTGATTGTGGTGTGTCATACGGGCTAGGAAGCAAATCAATAGTCAGCGTTTGTCCATCTTGAGCAAGAACGCAAGACTTTGTTTCGTCCGCTTGCGGAACACCAGTTGAACGCTCGCTCCACGGGTCTTGGAACATACGAACGACTTCTACTCCAAACTCTCCACACCATTCAACTAGCAAAGAAAATCCCTTGTCAATGTCCGTTGTCAAATGTGATTCGCAAGTCACCGATGTTGCATTTCTAGACGCAGATTCAGTAATCAGTCGGCGGTATTGAGAATTAAGAAGACCTAGCTTTTTAATTTCAGCTTCGTATGGAGTATCTATCCATTGGTAATCTTCAGTAACAGCAAGCAATCGTGTTTTAAGTATTCCTTGATACTGTCCCTTGCTACCTCGATACGAAACATTCACATCAACAGTTCCGCCAATCTCGCAACATTCTAGTTCAGCATAGATGAATTGCTTGTAATCCATGCTATCACCAAGCAATGCGGTTTCAACTTGAGAATAAATTCTATTAAAAAGTTGAGTCGTTGTTCCGTCGGCATTGATGCTCAAATACGAATCAGCTCTACTTGGTATAAATGACTCCCAAAGCGAGTTGTAGGAGCCATCATTTGTTGGCGAATAATCGACACTGAAATGAAAGCATCGAGGCTGACCATTAACAATCCCAGTAGTCCATTCTACGGGCCTTGTTCCAGTCCAGACACCGCACCAAGCTGGTTGCCTTTGCGAACCAAATTCAGCGGCAATCGCCCAATCCATAACCATCGTTGCTGAATTTAGCGGCTCAAGGTAAGGAATAGAATAAAGTAGATAATTCTCAAATGATGTAGCGCAAATTCCAGACTGATCTCCAGCCATGTATGCCTTGGCTCGCACCATTTCTAGGTCTTTGTATAGAACTTGAGAGGACAGGTAAGCGTTGCCAGCGACATCCGCAGAAACCAATCCACCTTGCGAAAACCACCACATTTGCCCTGCTTGGAATGAGATTGATTTTCCAGCTACACATCCAACAGTTGGGAACAATATGGTTTGAAAGTTGGCAGTATTTGCCCATGTTGATCTATCGTAGATTCCACTTGCTAGAGCGTATGTTTCCCTATCAGTAAAAACATACAATTTCTGGTCATTGTTTTGACCAACATAATTTACCATTGCGGTAACTGGTCTATTAAAAGAAAAATCTCCTCTTCCAGCCCCAGTTGTGCGCTCTTGCCAGCTAGTAGGGTCGCCCAAATCAGAAGCTAGAACTACATTCTTGTTGGCTATCCAAAGCCGATTTCCAGAAAATGCCATCCATGTGCCAACTGGAATCTCAGATGATTGAACTCCAGTTGTATTACTGCCATCCCAATATGCGGGAGAAGAAACCCCGTCTTGAATAAAAACAACACGATGCGCTGGAGTGATACTTACATCTCCACCTGTTGATACATTTGCAGACTGAGTTGCAAGAGCAAAAACAAATTGCTTTACATTTGGATCAAGTGAAATTCCCGACAATTGGAATGGCTTCCATGATTCAGGTTGAGTTAATGGGAATGGACTCCAATATACCTTGCCATTTACAGCAAATACAATGTATGGGAGTTCGTCTGCTTCAACTCCATTGCCATTTACATCGTAAATCAAAGTTGATGTTGTTGCAGTGGCAGCGGCATATTGTTTGTTGGCAAGAAAAAGGATTCCGCCTTGGAAATTGCCCGGAGGAAGCGACAATCGCATTGCTTGTCCCGGCCTAGTTTGTGCGATTCCTCCACGAAATTGACAATTAACTGCCCACTTTACTTGATTTTCTTGTAAAAACCAAGGATTGCGGACGCTATTAACGCCCTGCACCCAGCCAGCATTTGTTTTAACTTGCCTATCTTTGGTAATTTGAGCAGATTTCATGCTTTTACCACATTACAGGGTCAGTCGTATCACCATAAACTATCCCATTAATTTGCGGGACTGACATTGCATGGCCATCAATAGATTCTTGTTGGTTTTTCAAATAAGCAAAAGCAATTTGCCAGTAACGAGCCGATTGATCAGCGAAGTCCTTATCTTCCAAATCAACAGCGTGAACAGCGGCAATGATCGCCCTTTCTTGCTCAAGAGGGATAAAGTCATACACGCTAGAAATACTAGGCGATGTTACTTTGTAGATAATCCTAGCCCATGCACAAGGTTTACCAATGCGAATCCTGCGATAGCTTGGATTGACTTCAGTTGGGTGATATTGCCCAATAAGGGTCATGTCATTGCTACGGCCATAATCCCATGCGTAAAGGCTTACATAACCATCTGTGATAGGCTTCTCAACATGAGCAACGCTTTTAACGAAGATTGGTTCGTAAATGGCATCAACAAAGAATGTGGATGAAACAGAGTTGCCAGATGTCGTGTAGCTCCTGCGGCCAGTTGTCGATGTAAGATTTTTTGCGTGAGCCGCCGTGCCATAAAGCTCAAAAGAATTGTTATCAATCCTGCGAACATAGTAGTTCGTATTTGCAAGCAATCCATTCGGAAGAACATCTCCAGTATTTGCTCTAGCCACCAGTTGAGTTCCAGTCTCGTAAAGCGACGATGTAGCAACGATGCTTGTAGATGGCTGGACATTAACGCTGCGAATGATGTCTAGGCTCAACTGACCAATTCCTGTGCTTGTAAGGACAACTGGAGATAATCCGCTATAAACACGGACAGAATCTCCAATAATCTTGATAGTGTAATTAGTCGATGCAAGAAGAGGAGTTGGCAATGTTCCAGAAGTTGAAAATTGAACAACCTCATCTTCGCTTAAGTATGCCGTATTGATTGGCTTGATTAAGTTAGAATCAACAGATGGTGAAACTTGAGTCCGAATTGCGTAATATGTCTGCCCGATTCCAAAAGAATCAATGTTGATAATAGTTGTTAAACCAACATTTGAATATGCTTTAGCAAGAGATGTTGATATAATGCTCAAATATGCTGGAGTTACACCATTATCAATAGATGGAGTAGTTGTTGGAAGCGAGTAGTCGGTTCCAAAGTAAATTTGTTGACCAGTTGATAGGCTTGTAAAATCACCTAGCCAGTTATTTGTAAAATCAACTCCAAACGAACGAGAAAGGACAACATAAAATGTTCCAGTTGGAGCTGAAGTTATATTTACATCACTAAAATCTGCATTCTTGACTGTAAATGTTCCAGTTAGAGTGTTAAGTGGTGCTTCTGCACGATAAGCAGTTCCAGAAACAAGTGGAGATGGCAGTGATCCAGTAGAAGAAAAGTTTACAAATACACCAGTTGATGGAGTTATCGTGACTGTTGGAACAGATGTATATCCAGTTCCAGATGTTATCAGATTAAGTCCAGTAACAACTCCTGAACTTACATTGGCAGTTGCAGTTGCACCACTTCCGTTTCCTCCAGTAATTTTAACTTGAGGGGCTTCAGTATATCCAGAACCTCCAGAAATAAGATTGAAATGCGATACAAATGATGTTGTTATACTTGCAGTTGCTACTGCTTGACTTCCAGCTATCAATGCACAAGTCATTGTTCCAGTTGCTGGGCGAGAAAATACACTAATAGTTCCAGTCGCTGGACTTAAAAGCCCACTTTGAACTGTATATGTAAATGTATTTGTCGCTGGTCCAGCAGTTGAAATTGTTACTTGACCATTATATTCTGTTGGAACTGCTCCAGTAATAAGAACGCTCTGGCCATTGCTAAATCCGTGATTGATTGTGGTTGTTACTGTCGCCGTTGTTCCTACGCTTGTAATAGAAGTTACGGCAACATCATATCCAACAGCAGCATTTAAGCTATATGTAAATGTATTAGAACCAGTGACAGTTACAATATATGTTCCATTATATCCAGTCGGTGTAGCTCCAGAAATAGTAACTTCATTTCCACTTGTAAATCCATGTGGATTTAAAGTTGTGCAAGTTGCTGTAGTTCCAGAAGATGTAAGCCTAGTTATTGAAATTGATGGATTTACTGGAGGAGGATCAATTGTAATCGACGGAGGGGTTGAATATCCAAGACCCGGATTCGTGATTACAATTCCAGTAATCGTATTATTAATAGCACTGCGAACAGCATATCCAATCGCTGTTACTGGAGTTATAGGGCTTCCAACTGGTGGGGTTGGTGGAGCAGAGAATGTTATATTGGGAGTCGTTGTATATCCACCGCCAGCGGCAGTAATATTCACTTCAGTCACAGAGCCAACAACAACAGCTTGGAAATTTGCACCAGAGCCAGATGGCGTTCCAATCGAAAATCCTTGAGCCGTGATTTGACTTGTTGTTCCAACTGTAGATGTTGCTTGAATTAGCTTAACAAGAGAGTTTGTTCCTGCCCCAGCGGTAGTTAGCTTGATTGGATTAACGAAGTTTGTCGGGGATGAGGCAATCGCATCGGCTTGATTTTCATGTAATGATACAGAAAATGGATCAATAATATTTACAAAATAATTTTGATTCGCAATCAATGGCTGTGGCAATGTTCCACCAGATGTGAATGCTTGAACTTGGTCTCCATCATTAAAATAATGTTTGACAGAAAAAACCAGCTTTGTTTCTGGAACAATTTCTTTACGAATATCAATGTCTATCGGGCTTGTTGAACCAGTAGTATAAATTGGATTCGTGTTATTCTGAGCATCAGAAAGACTCGAAAATATGTTCAGATGAGTTGAATCAATTGGTTGAGCAAAGTATGTCTTGTCTGCCTCTAGTGGCGCAGGAAGAGGAGTATTAGGAAATACAACTTCATTTGGAGAGTTAATTGCAAATGTTGGAGCAGATGCAAATTCCATTGAAGTTACCACGCTTGCATTCCTGCGATCTTGCAACTGCATTGATCCAAATCCAATAATAGATTGCAATTGGATTGGATATTGCAATGCTTGTGCATTCAATGAATCACTGAACAACTGAACAGTATATGCGTCAATAACTCCAATATAGTATATCTGGCCATCATTTAGCGGAATCGGAATAGTGCCAGAAATAAGTCTAGCAGACATTCCTTGGCCCGATGAAAGACCATGAGGAGTTGTAGTCGTAAAATCTGTAATAGGAGTGATAGAAACATTGCGCGTTGCAATTGTTACATCATCAGGCGCAATCGTGCCATATTGAAAATCTTGTTGTGAATGAATCGGGATCAATATCCCATCAACGCCAGAACCATTTGGCATCTGAGAGCGAAGATTGCGATTATTCTGATCAAGACCAAGAACGCGAATCTTCTTGCCAACATCATTATTGCTTTCAGCTACAGCAATAAGCTGAGAAGGCTGAATGATGTCCATGAGTGTCGCAACATATCCTCGATCATCCCAAGCCCACTCAACGGAATTAAACATTCCTCCTTTATTTACATGATATTGAAATAAACGATTGCGGAAGTATGTTGGAGAACCATCAATGTTTACCGCTAGAGGAACATCAACGCCTCGCGGAAGCGCAAGACTACAACGATCCCATCCAGTGCATACATCAACTTCAGCCGTTGCGTGAGTCCAATGCCCAGATTCAAGTAGAGTCTGGACGGCTTGCTGAATTTTACGAAAGACTTTATTTTCGTCTGTCGTTCCTAAAATTTCAGCGCATTCATCGAAGATTTGCGAGACAAACATGGCGCGACATTATCGCATCGAACCTTCTGCCGCAAGTGATTTAAGAAACTCTTCGTCTTCAGTGGTTGCAACAGCCTCTGGAGCCATTTTTTCGGCAACGGCAACGGCTTCGCCACCCTTTTGAGCATCAACTTCCGCCTTGAGTGTTTCAAGCCCAGACTGGAGTTGGCTAACAAGTGTATAGATAGAATCAAAAGCATCAGATGGCATTTGAACCATAACCTTACCACCAGCAGGAGCAGCCATGTCAGGAGTTGGTGCGGCCATTTCCCCCGGCATCGCTTCTGGTGTTGGTGTAGGAGCCTCGGTTGGAGGCATGGTTTTATCTTGTGCCATAAAATTAATCTTCGTATTCTTCTTCGGTTTCGTCTTCTTCGCCCTCGGCTTCTTTCAAGCCTTTTTCAATAGCGTCCTCATCGTCCTCTTCTTCCTCCATCATTGGCTTTATCTTGGATTTGCCACTGGATTTGATGCCGTGGATTTCAAGTTCCACGCAATAGCATTTCTTTTCTTCGCCATCGCGCATCACAGTCTCTTTCTTCTCCATGACTTTCTTGAAGTGAATGACAGCAGTTCCCTCTTTAGGAAAATCCATCAACTCTTTAGCATTGCTGAAATAGAGAGAAGGATAGTGAACAGAGGCAGGTTCACGCTCAATTTCAATAGCCGTCATTGGCTTCATTTCTTCGCCAAGGTCAACAAAGCCCTCTGGCAAACTTACTTTTTTGGATGTGTATGGCATATTATTTAGCTTCCAATTCAGCTACTTTAGCAGAGAGTTCTTGAACTGCCTTGATCAAAGGAGAAATAAGTTCTTCGTAACCGATAGAAAGAACATCGTCTCCACCTTTTACAGAGTGATCTTGGAATCCACCAAAATCAATGCCTTTGGCGTCAAGAACTGCTTTCACTTCTTGAGCGATCAAGCCATGATGGAAACGGCTACGCTTCTTGCTGCCATCGTGATTGATGTTGGAAAGTTTTACATCTTCAAGCCACTTATCAAGCTCAACTTTGTAGGCATTGTAAGCAGCAAGTTCTTCAGCGTATTTAGCTTTTTCTTCGTCAGAAGCGTCTTTTTTGAGTTCTGCTGGTTTAGCAACAGATTTAGGTGCTTCTGGACGATAATCTTCACGCATATCCCACTTGAAATCAACTGGACGAAGGGCGTTTACAAATTCAAGTCCTAATGTTGTGTCTCGGATGTCTGCTTTATCACGAATGTCAGAACGGTTTTGGACTGCTCCGTATGCGTATGTTGTTGTAGAAGCATCTCCAAGTTGGATTTGATTAGACCCAGTTACTTGAGCGTTATATCCAAATCCACTGATGTTTGAGAATGTTGTGTTGTTTTGGAGTGCGCTTAACCCAATAGCTGTGTTGTTGGTTCCAGTTGTGTTTAAGTAAAGTGCGGATACACCGATGGCGGTATTGCCGCTTCCAATTGTGTTGTAGTAAAGTGAGTTTACACCACTGGCTGTATTTTGAACTCCAGTTGTGTTTAATGCGAGTGAGTTTACACCACTGGCTGTATTTTGAACTCCAGTTGTGTTGTTTTGGAGTGCGCTTAACCCAATAGCTGTGTTGTTGATTCCAGTTGTGTTGTTTTGGAGTGCGGCGTGGCCACTGGCTGTGTTGAAATTTCCAGTTGTGTTGGAGTAGAGTGCGCTTAACCCAATAGCTGTGTTGTTGTATCCAGTTGTGTTGGATAAGAGTGCTTGAACACCACTAGCTGTGTTGTTGTATCCAGTTGTGTTGGATAAGAGTGCTAAATAACCACTAGCTGTGTTGTTGTATCCAGTTGTGTTGGAGAAGAGTGCTTGAACACCACTGGCTGTGTTTTGGGATCCAGTTGTGTTGTATAAAAGGGCGTTTACACCACTGGCTGTGTTTTGGGATCCAGTTGTGTTGGAATAGAGTGCGGCTGCTCCACTAGCTGTGTTGTTGACTCCAGAGGTGTTGGAGAAAAGTGCTTGAAGTCCGCTTGCTGTGTTGTTGTATCCAGTTGTGTTAGCTTGGAGTGCGACATGACCACTTGCTGTGTTGTTGTATCCATTTGTGTTGGAGTAGAGTGCTTGATACCCATTAGCTGTGTTTGCGTATCCAGTTGTGTTGGAGAAGAGTGCGCCTGCACCATTGGCTGTGTTGTTGGTTCCAGTTGTGTTTGAGGCAAGCGCACCTTGACCAACTGCCGTGTTATCCGTTCCAGTTGTGTTGGCTCGTAAGGCATCGTTACCACAAGCTGTGTTGTTGTTTCCATTATTGTTTAGCAACACAGATGCTCCAATGGCTGTGTTGTTGGTTCCAGTTGTGTTTGAGGCAAGCGCAAGATTGCCGATAGCAACATTGTCAGTGCCATTTGTGTTGGAACCTAATGCTGCTGCACCAACAGAAGTGTTTGATGCGATATTCCCACCACCTTTACCAACAGTAAGTCCATTGATAAGCGTGTCTTTGTCGAGGTTAACTACATTAGTTGTTGCTTTAGTTAGTGGCATAATATTATTTAGTTTTGATTGTTGTTTTTGATTGTTAAGCTACTGATAATGATACGATGGTTATTTCTGATCCAGATGGAATTGGAGTTGAAAATGTTAATGTTCTTGGAGTTACATTGTTGATTGTGTAGTTAGTTGATTTTTGATATACACCATCAACATGAACAAGATATGCTGGTGACAATATAGACAATCCTCCAGTAATTGCAAATACTGTTTGAATCCCATCTCCTGTATATGCCCATGCGTTTCCGAAATTTGATGCTGGCAAAATTCCTGTAGCCCCCTGCGGACCTGTAGCTCCTGTTGAACCGATTACACCAGTTGCTCCTGCTGGTCCGGGTGCGCCAGAAAGAGATACTGCCCAGCTTGAAAATGAGCCAGAACCAGTAATTGATGTGATATTGGCAACCAATGCTCCAGTTACACTATTATAGCTAGTTACTGTTCCTTCCATTTTATTAGAAGAACTATTGGCAATAATAATTGTCTGGCCAATGCTCAATGCCAATCCTGTTCCAACAGTAAGAGATTGACTTCCAAGAGCGATAGTCAATGTATCAGAAGAAGATGTGGTGTATTTATCTCCAGCAACCCCAGCAACGCCAGTAGCTCCTGTCGCGCCTATTCCAGTAGCTCCCTCTGGGCCAGTTGCGCCTGTGGCTCCAATTGGGCCATCAACTCCAGTTGCACCTGTTGTCCCTGCGCCAGTTGCGCCAGCAGGACCAGTGCTTCCCGTGGCTCCAACAGGACCATCAACGCCAGTCGCTCCAGTCGTTCCAGCACCAGTTGCACCAACTGGGCCTGTGCTTCCAGTCGCGCCTGTTGGGCCTGTAGCACCTAGCCCACCATCACCCGCAATGCCAATCATCCAATCAGCGAAGTTTCCGCTACCTTGGACTGTATCAATCCATAGTTTTACCCAAGAATTGTTGACCTCAATGACATTTCCTTCAACCCAGTCATAAGGATATGCCGAGTTAGCTACAGCACGAAGGCGAGTTCCATATGTCCATCCAATCGGAGCATCTGGAGTATAGTAAAACTGCTTGTAGCCTGAAGTAATATAATGAGAAGTAAAACTCTGGCGAACAATCGCTGGAGCTGCACCAGTTGCTCCAGTTGATCCCGAAACACCAGTTGCGCCAATAACACCAGTTGCGCCAGTTAATCCCGTGGCTCCAGTTGCTCCTACCCCAGTTGCACCTTGGGGGCCAGTTAATCCCGTGGCTCCGATTGGGCCAGTTGCGCCCGTGGCTCCAATACCTGTAGCTCCAGTTGCTCCAGCAATCCCGTTCAATGAAATAATTACAATCTCTGATCCAGCAGGGACAGGAGCCGACATTATCAGATTTGCGCCACTTATTGAATAATTATTGGGGTCTTGAGTAACGCCATCAATATTTACAGAATAAGCCAATGGGTTATTTGTGGTATTCCCAGAAATGTTAAATGTGGTATTATTGCTGCCAGTATAAGCCCAACGAACACCACCAAATGGCCCAGCACTGCCAGCAACACCAGTTGCTCCTTGAGAACCAGTCGCGCCAGTTGACCCAAATCCAGTTGCGCCCTGTGGTCCTGTTGCTCCCGTTGCGCCAGCGCGACTGGAAAGCTCAACGATAGTAAGAATTGATCCTGTTGGCAGGAATGTATCAAGTGTTAAAACTCGCGGCAATGAAGTAGAAATAGTGTAACTAATGGGGTCTTGGACAACGCCATCAATATATGCCAAATATGCGTTGCGATCTGGCTGATAAGCTCCAGTTAAAGTAAATGCAGATTGACCAGAACCCGTAAATCCCCAGCGCAAAAATTGACCATATCCATCAAGCGATTGAGCAAACAAGCGAAGCAAGTAGCAAAGCAAGCCTTCGCCTTCTTCACGAGGAATTTGATCTACTTCAGCAGTATTATTTGGATCGCATGGAATATCCCATACAACTCGACCATTTACTACAGTCTTACTAATCGTTCCATATAGAGCATAAACAAGGTTACTGATAAGGGATGGAACAGATTCTGGGGATACCTGTGGATATGGAGTGTCAGGGCAGCAGGTGCTGCTATAAGTGGAATTATTGCAATTGCAGGACATAATTTTCGTTGATTTAATTGTTTGAAATTACCTTGTCAAAACATATCAAGAAATTTGTTCCATTTCTTCGTAACTTTCCGCCAAAAGCGTCCCCATGTCTTCGACTGCCTCTTCCTCAAGATCGGGAAACCTCGCATGAAGCAATTCATGGCATAGAACATTCAGCATTGACCTTTCGCATTTTGGATTGATGAAAATAGTTCTGCTTCCATAGTCACAAATCCCATCGTTATCGACTCCGTTTGTCTTTCCTGCGTGACCCAATCGTATCTTCCATGACTTTCCGTTGATTGTCTTTTTGATTATTTTCTTTTTCATGGAATTTGTAGTGAGGAATCCTCATTATGCGATCTCTTTTAATCAAGAACTTCTTCTCTACCAGCCGTCAGGAATTACATCCAATGGCATAGATTCTTGCTGGATGATTTTTAGGAAATCATTCGGTGTCATGGCAACCTCCAAGGCTGATTTGCCTCGCGGGTTGTAATGTGAATGCAAGATTGCTTTAGTTCCTCGCAATACTCACCCCACAAAAATCCCTGCTGCCATGCCAGCGTAGCTCTGCGTCCTTTCGCATACTCCATTGCTGACCTATTTGTGAGAGAACCAATGTTGTATCCGGTTCCGCCAATTATATTGCGTCCAGATTGCATGGAAACCTTATGAGTGTGACCAAAGCATATCTTCCTTCTAGTGCTATTGCAGAACGCTTCAGCCGTATCACGAGCAGCCATTTCATTGAACAACACTCCGTGCTGGAATCCGATGTCTGCAATGTCAAACATCTGGAATACTCCATCCCAAGGAATCAATGGAGCGCGAAGTTTTTTGCAACACTCGCTAATTGCTTCAACGATCTTGTATGCGGCATGAGCTACAACAGCATTATTGCTTGCTTGCAGCCTCCATGCGCGATCTTCGTGATTGCCACAAAGAACGATGTTTGCTTTCAGCATCTTTAGGTGCATCAAGCCTGTATCAATGTCTGGGATCAGAGGCTCTGCTTCACTTGAACCTTTTGCTCCAGCCATTAGGGCTGTTAAGTCCACGAAGTCTCCTAGATGAATGGTGGTATGCGGTTTGAAGTCACTCTGGAACTTTAAAACACTATTGAGTGCTTCTTTGTCACAGTATTTTGCGTGTGAGCAAGACACAGCTAGTATCCGCTTCCACTTATGATTTATGTTGGCCATTTATTTATTGATGGAGCCGCTTGGATTAATACGAATTAAATCTTTTACAAGAGTTTTTTTTCTTACTTTTCTCCAAACGCCATCACCAGACTCTGAATCTCGCTCGCCTCTGCCATTAGTATTTCCCTCTAGTGTTTCTATCCAGATTCCATTGTCACTGACAACAAAGCCAACATGAGAGAAATCAAATGTCACAATATCTCCAAGTTTTGCTCTGTCTTTTTCAGAAAAAATACGAGTTGTATTCGGACGCTTTTTTGCCCATGCAGTTAAGCCATAAGCAAGAGCAGTTTTTGGTCGCCACTCTTCGGGAGTTCTGTTTTTCAGATTGAGCCATTTAACAACTTGAGAATCTTCAAGCCATTCCTTGATGCACCAATCCGTAAAGGCAGCGCACCAAGGCCAAGCACCCGGAGCAAGGTCTGTTGCGGTTTGATATTCACGGATTTTATCTCCGCGATTATTGCCGCCAATTTCTCTAACGCCAACTTGCGATTCCGCAATGGCAATTAGTTTTTCTAACATTTATTTTTTGTCTTTGCGGATGATATTGATGAGTCCAACGCCAAAATTCCTTCTTGCATCGAAGGATCAAGTTTTACGCCGAGAGCAGTCGCTACCAAAATAATTCCGCGCCATGTGCTATTTTCGCTGAGTCGTTCAAGAACTGTATTTACAATTTTCATATTATTTGTCTTTTATTGTTTTTGAGAAGTGTTCCCAAGCATACATCACACTTGGGTCTTCTGCTGGTTTATCTTCTTTTGGTTTATCTGGGTCGATGTATGGGATGTAGGACACTGCCAACTTTAATTGAACTGAACCAAGCTTACCTTGATTCTGTCCTGCTGGTGGTATTGGGATATTGACGCATGAATTAAGCGCAAACGCAAGCAGAATTATTGTAAGATATTTCACTTTTCCTTTTCCTTATCTTTCTTGAAACGAGCAAGCATGATGTAAATAGACACCCATGCGGCAGCAATCGCACTCAGAGAAGCTAGGATACGGAACCAAATGTCAAGTTCTGGGAGCATAGATACTGCAACAGCAAGCACGCTATAGATCGTGCCAGCATACCCCGTTCCATGTGAAAATCCGCTATCTGAGTTCATTGTTAATTTAGTTTATTAGGAATTACTGCATTGAATCTTGTTGAGGTAACAACTCCATTTGTATAGATGATATTTGCATAAGCAAAGAGATATTTAGCGTTATCCGCTACTGGCATTGATCCAATCCAAGTGCGCCCGTCATTAGTCGTTGTTACGCTAGACCAGACACGATCCATATTAAATGGCTGAACTTCTGCCTTCCAAAACTCAACAGAAGAAATTGTCAGCGATGTGTCTGGCTGGACATTGAATTGGCAGGTTCCAGAAACTTTGGACAACCATGAACTAGGGCGTTTCGGCCAAGTAATAGCTGTTCCAAGAACATATTTGTTAAGCCACAGAAGTTCGTTTCCTACATTGATAACGACATCGTGCATTTTATTCGCATCATGCGAGAAATCCCACGGGACGCTAGTTGGTATCTTATCGAAAGTATCGTCT